GTGCCGGAGCTTCCCTATGTCAACTTCTACTGCTCCGACTGGCTGGGAGACACCAAGGTCCGGCGGATGTCGCACGAGCAGCGCGGCATTCATATCGACCTTCTCTGCCACGCCTGGGGCGAAGACGACGGAGCGATTCCGGCCGACCCTGACGAGCTGGCCCACCTCCTCGGCGTCACCCGCCGCAAGCTCGATTCCCTCTGGCCGAAGGTCGGCGTTGCCTGGGAATCGAACGGCAACGGCGGGCTGGTCAACCCTCGCCTTGAGAGAGAGCGGGCAAAGCAACAGGCCAAACGAAACGCGCGCAAAGGCGGATCAGATGGCTAACAAAACGCGATCAAACGCCGATCAAAACGCGATCAAAAACGGACCAAAAGCTGCCCATCAGAGATCAGAGATCAGAGATCAGAAAAAGAAAGGGGAAGGGCTATACGTCCATAGTCCTAACCCTTCCCCTTACCCCGCTCACCTTGAAGTCTGGAAAATCCTCAAGGGCGGTCTCGATTCGCTGGACCTGAACGACTACGGCCGCCCATGGCCCAATCCTCGCCGCGACGTAATCGCTCGGTTGCTCGGCGAGAACGATCGCGATCTGTGCATTCGCGCAGCGTGGGAAGCCCGAGAGATCGTCCAGGGCCAAGACCGGGCGCCGAACATCACCCGCCTTTTTGCCATGAAGCTCGAAGAGTTGGCTGAGGTGCGCAGCACGGTTCGCAACGCCCTGGAGCGACCATGACCACGGCCGTAGAAGCCCAGCGCCAGAGAAGCCTCGAACAGGCGAATGCAGTCCGCGGGGCGCGCTCGGAACTCAAGGCCGCTCTTGCCTCCGGTCGCCTCTCTCTCGCCGAGGTTCTCGAGGCGGATCGGGAGTGGGTCGGGACGATGCGCATCTCCACCTTGCTCCTTGCTGTCCGTCGCCTCGGCCCGGTCAAGGTCCGCCGCGCCCTCGATGCCAACCGCATCAGCCCGTCCCTGACGCTGGAGCACTTCCCGCAGCACCGGCGGCAGCAGCTTCTGAAATGGCTCCGCGTCAACTGCCCGAGGTCGGTCGTATGAAGACCCGATTCTGGCCGGAAGAGACCCACGAAAAGCGTGCCGAAGGCTGTCGAATCTGTGGTGCGTCCGAAGTGGAGTTGGCCCACGTCACGGGGCGGAGCCACGACCGTCCCCGCCAGTTACCCACTCGTCCAACGAAAGCCGTCTACGTCGAGCCGGAGTCAGTAATCCCACTCTGCCCCGATCACCACAGGGCCTACGACGCTCACGAAATAGACATCCTTCAGTACCTCCGCGCCCCCGAACAGATCAGGGCCGTAGAAGACCTCGGGTCGATCGAATCCGCTCGTAGAAGGCTCTGTCCAAGCGAGTTCTTGCCGTCCCCACAACGCGAGGCGGTCACCGCCGCCTCAGATCGGAATAGCGAATGAGTACTGCAACCGCAGAGCTACGCGCCTACCACGGCAACGAGGAGTTGAAGGAGGAGACGGTCGCCAAGGCCCGGATGCACCGGGAGGCAAGCGAGTTCGTCAAGAACGAGTACTTCTCCAAGAACGGCAAGACCAAAGTCTGCGCCGTTGGCTGCATCACCGAAGACCCGAACGGCGGCCACGACCAGTACCCGACCCACTGGGGAATCCCGGAATGGCTGGCCTACCTGGAGGAGGAGATCTTTACGGGCCTCCCCGACGAGAAGATCGCAGCCTGGCCAGAACGCTTCCTCGCTGCCATCCCAGTCGGGGCTGACTTCGATGGTCTCGCTGACCGTCTCGCAATCCGCCGCCTCAAGGAGGAGTGCCTACCGCTGAGCGGTCACTGGCCTGAGTCGATCCGAGCGCAGGTAGTCGCCTCGATCGAGCAGACCATCGCTGCGCTCGAAGGTAAGGGTGACCGTGAAGCGGCGGAGTCGGCGGCGTGGTCGGCGCGGTCGGCGGCGTGGTCGGCGGCGGAGTCGGAGGCGGAGTCGGCGCGGTCGGCGGCGTGGTCGGCGGCGGAGTCGGCGCGGTCGGCGGCGGAGTCGGCGCGGTCGGCGTGGTCGGCGGCGGAGTCGGCGCGGTCGGCGGCGGAGTCGGCGCGGTCGGCGGCGGAGTCGGCGCGGTCGGCGCGGTCGGCGCGGTCGGCGGCGTGGTCGGCGGCCTTCGAGCGTGAAGCCGATCGCCTCATTGCCGAGTTGGAGGCACTTCCCGTCCGGGAGACCTCGGCCGCATGAGCTGCTCAGCAGCTTTCAGAAGGGCAGAGGGGCGCCGGAAACTCTTCCGGGCCGCCTCTTCTGCCCAGCGTCGAACACTGGCGAAGCTCTCGAAGCAGGCCGGGGTAGTGCTGCCCGAGGTCCACCAAAAGGCTGAAGCCTCGAAGGCGCTCGATGGCCTGACGCGCTTCCTTACCCAGCCTCAGTTAGACGGGTTCGGGGACTCGACACAGGGGCTCTCCGATATCGAGAGGGAGGCGGCCTAGTGGACACCCTGGTCTGTTACCCCCGTCCGATAGTCGCGAAGAAGGCGACGCCGATCTCCCGTGCCAAGGAACGGAGAGGGAGGCGGCCCTACCTCCGATCATGCGACTCATCCTCGAAATCCTCGCGCTCTCCCCTTTCGTCAGGTGGGCGCTCAGGGCTGATCGAGGGGAACTGCTCGAAGGCGCCGGCTCCGCTCTTCTCGCCTGCCTCGGCCTCTTCGTGCTGCACCACCTCGGCTTGTAGTTCCAGCTTCCAGCAATCCAACCAAGGAGAGGAAGGCAGCAAATGAGCGCAAGCATTGACGAGAGGATCGCCACGAAGGAAGCGGAGATCCGCAAGAGCAACGAGCACTTCGACGGCCTCAGTTCTAACCGCCGCGGCAACGAACGTCTCTTTCACGGTCACGCCCAGGCAACTCGCCACGGCGAACTGAACGCGCTCAAGGAGCTTCGGAACCAAGGAGGCAGCGATGGCTGCTGAGACTCTGACGTTTACCGGCCGGCTTGTCGTGAACGTGTGCTGGTGCGGAATCCGGCACGCGGTTCCGAGGGAGCTTGACAGTCTCCAACTGCGCCAGCACGACAACGGCGAGCAGATACGGGCGATCTACTGCCCGCTCGGTCACGAGTACATACCGAGCGGCGAATCGAAGACCGCGAAGCTCGAACGGCGCCTCCAACGTGAATCCGAGGAACGCGCCCGAGTAGCTGCCGAACGCGACCAGACCCAGGGCGTCCGCGTCAACAAGGCCGCGTTCGAGCGCGAAGCAGATCGCGCGGGCCGAGCCGAGGCAGCACTAGCCCAAGAGAGAGAGCGGGTCGCCCACCTCAACAATCGAGTCGCCGAAGCCCGCTACTGGCTAGAAGGCGGCGATTCAGACACCGCCCTCGCCACCCTCATCCCTTCCGAGGAGAGCGAGAAGCAACCCGACCCGGAGCCGGAGAAGTGCCCGAGGTGCGGCAGCGACGATCCGGAGTTCGCCTACGACCTGAGTCGGCCAGAGAACCCCCGCCAGCCCGTCGTCTGGTTTAGCAGCGATGACAGCGTCAACTGGGTTTGCCCGGACCAGTTTCACCGTGAGCCCGACCCCCAGCCCGACCCAGAGGAGGGGCGGGAGCCGGCGAAGCGCGCAAGCGGCTGGCCGACGATTCTCGCCGGGGACGGCGCCGAAGTGAAGATCGGGGACGAGGTCCGATCGGTCACTCTGGATTGGGGCGCCCTGACGGTCTCGGGCTTTTCAACCCAGACGCCGAATTCCAGCGGCGCGACCCTCTTCGCGGTTGGGCCGGACGTGGAGGGCCAGATGCCCTGGCACCTCGATGCGACCGACGACCCCGCGGTCTTCCGCGCGAACTCGCTTCAACTCGACCCCGACTCCAATCCGAAGAGAGGTGGAACCGATGGCTGAGCCCCGCGAGCTGACCGTCGGCGAGCGGGAGGCAATGGACCGGCTTGAGAAAGCCCTTGCCTCTGTCCCCGACACGCTGGTCCTCTACTTCAATGAGTCGGGCATCCACGTCTTCGACCCGGCGGACTGGCTCGACGCGGACAACTCCTTGAAGGTCGAGGAGCTGCACATCGACCACCGCCGTATTCGCTGCCGTTACGACACGGGAGCGCTCTAGATGCCCACCCCACCACTACAGGGACCAGGGCTTACCGATCAGGTGGCGGCCTTGGAGGCGCGCGTCCGTTTCGACCGTGACCGAGGAATCGAGGCCGAGCAGAGGTTCGACGCCGTGGTTGGGATGCTGCTCCGCGGCGAGAAGGTCTGCATCCGTTGCTGGGAGTCGGAGAGCCGACACGCGCCCGGTCCCGCGACCCCGCCGCAAACCAAAGGTCACCTCGGCGCCACCGAGGACGCCTCCGGCTGCTGCAACGACTTCTTGGAGCTAACCCGCGAGAGATGGGAGGCCGGAGATGGCACCGGAATCGCAGCCTAAGTCCGCCCCCCCACTACAAGAAGACGCCGAGCAGAACGCGCTTCTACAGGCCGCCAAGGCATTTGAGGCCCAGGCGTCCTGGATCGGCGACGACAAGGAGGCTGACGGTGGCCGAGCGATTGACCGGCGGGACACCTACCTGACCTGCGCCAAATGGCTGCGAGATCGAGAGACCGAGCTATCCCAACGCGCTCTGGCTTCACCGCAGGAGGCTGGGGAGGGGCACCGGGTCGAGATCGAGTTCGACGGCTACGGCCCGGGTGTCAAGCTGATCCACCCCGAGGGCGGCTGCCCGCTGCCCAAAGGCGTCTGCGAAGATTGCGGAGCGGACCTCCAGGACCCGGAGAGCAAACGCTGCACTAGCTGCAACGAGATGGTTCCGGGCTGGTGCTGGGTCCAGGACTGGGTTGAGAACGAGGGCTACGAGCTGCTCCACGGCAAGGTCACGCTCCCCGTCGAGCCGGAGTGGGACGGCGACTCTTGCCGCCTCCACCTGCATCCCGCCGCCTCAGCCCAGCCCACCTCGGCACCACCGGTAGAGGAGGGCGACTCGACCGAGATCGTCGTCATTCGAGCCGGCGGCAAGTACGAGACCTTCGTCCCGAAAGAGCACGAGGTCACCCTGACCGCGGAGTGCCCCTGGTGCGCCAAGGCCAACCCGAATGTCTTGACGGTGGATGAGGCGAGTGCCGTAGTCGCCGCCAGCTTTGCCGAAGACCACGACGCGCGTGTGCTGGAGGCCACGATCAAGCGCCTTGGCGACTGGGTTGACGAGCAGGTCGGCGCCGCCCCAGCACCACTTAAGGCTGGAGAGGGGGAGGGCTAATGGGCGCCAAGGTCCGCTTTGCCGGCGGCGGTCCGCAGGCGGGTCACTCCAGCCTGACGATCGAGCGGGTGGTCCCGGATGCCCACTAGCTCTACCCCGATACCTGATGCAGCGAGGCAGGCTCCGTTCCACGAAGAGGATGGGATCACGATCTACCACGGCGACTGTCGGGACCTGCTTCCCATCAAAGCCACGGTAACTGTGGTCGATCCCCCCTACGGCACCGGCTATTACCTGAGCGATGACGATTCGTTTAACCCGTCGGTCGTGGCGAGCCTTGCAGAGGCTGGGCCGTTGGCGGTCTTCGGTTGGCCTGAGGCTTTGTCGGCGGTCTGCTTGTCGCTTGGGAAGCGGGCCGACGAGTGGATCTGCTGGAACCCGACCAACGGCCGTGCCCGCGGATTCAATCGCCATGGACTCTGGCGCGAATCCGAGCACATCGCCATCTTCGGCAAGGGTGACTGGGCGAGACTTCGGCAGGCTCGGGTGAAAACCACGACGCCCATCCCGGACACCGGGCGTCGGGTGAAAGGCGCCACGGGAGACGTGCGCATGGGCGACGTTTGGACTGACCCGTCTCCGAATCTCAACCCCCGCCAACTTCACAAGCGCCACCACCCAAACGAGAAGCCGGTCCCCGTTCTAGAGCGGCTGATCCTCGCCCTCACCGAGCCGGGCGACATTGTGCTCGATCCGTGCATGGGCAGCGGCACGACCCTCATCGCGGCGCGCAATTTAGGCCGTCGGGCGGTTGGCATTGAGATTGAGGAAAAGCACTGCCTGACCGCCGTTGAACGCCTCGGCCGCCCGACTCTGGAGATCGAAGCAGCTATTAGAGAGGTGGGGGGCTGCCCAGATATCTGGTGCCAGGAGTGCCGGGACCACGGCGTCATCTACACGGCGGGACCTGATGGTGGTCCTCATCCCTGCCGCGCTTGCGCGGAGCAGCGGCTGAACGAGCCGGACCCTTTCGATGAGGACGAGGAACAGCCCGAGCCTTCATCCAGTGACCAGGAGGGGGAGGCGAAACGCACCGCACGGGCCAAGCTGCGGGCGGCTCTAGAGGAGGCTGAGAATGGCTGACCGCAAACGCTGTGTCTTCTGCCGACGGGAGATCGCTACCGACGAGGACTGGGAGGCGAACGCGACGCTCCCAAGCGACCGCGAAGACGCGGAGGCCGAGCGCCTTGGCCTGACGAAGCTCTGCTGGGAACAGGAAGACGAGTCTTGTCTTGCGCTTCTCGCCGAGTCGAGGCGGCCCACGAACCTTGAGTCCGCCTTGGAACAGCACGACGCCCTCTACCTAGCAGTGAAGGAAGAGATCGAGCGGCTTCGCGGATTAGCTGACGGCGCCGCCTCCAAAGGTGATGCGGAGATGTACGGCGTGCGGGCGGACGAGCTTCAGGCCATCCTCGCCAAAGCCGAAGGGGACAACAGCAAGCTCGCCGCGGTAGACGTAGCCGAGGAAGAACGATGCGATGCCCTTGAGTCCGAGGGGAGCGGGGAGTGATGGCGCGGGCGGCTCGAAAGCGGCACACCCGCAAGAAGCGACGCCGCACCGCATCGGTCCTGAAGTGGGGTCCTGAGGCGGTTGCTCGCCATCGCACGCGGGCTGGTCGAACGGGCGGGGCGCACTTCAAGAAGCGACAGAGCAGGAGGAAGCCGTGAGCGAGACCGACAAAGCCCGTGCTGACCGCCTTGAGCGCGAACTGGAGAAGGTTCAGCACAGCGTCTTCCGAAAGCGCCAGGAGATCCGCCACCTGATTCGCCAGCTAGACCAGTGGAAGCAGGACAACACGCCCACGGTGCTGCTCAAGAAAGAGATCGAGGGACTGCGCTCCAACATGGCCCGGATCAAGTTCAACGGCAAGAAGGCGGCGAAACAGCGGGACGACTTGCTGGCGGCAGTGGCAGACCTCGAAGAGCAAATCGCCTGGGACCCCGCCGCGTCGTCTCGCCGACTCTTCGCAGCAGCTCAGAAGGTAAGGGCTGAATGGGCCGATCCCACTAGGAGGGGAGAGGCATGAGCGATCTCTACGACTTCGTCCGCGAGAGCAACAAGATCGAGGGCATCGACCGGTGGCCGCTCGACAAGGAGATTAAGGCGCACGAGGACTTCCTGACGCTGCCGGCGATTCGGGTGGCGGATCTAGAGAACTTCGTCAAGGTTGTCGCTGGCGCACCGCTCCGGCGGCAAGAGGGGATGAACGTCCGCGTCGGCCGGCACTTCCCGGAGCCCGGAGGCCGAGGTATTGAGCTCGGCCTGGAAGAAGTCCTGCGGCGAGCCGTCCATGACCCAAGCCCGTGGGCGGTCCACGTCGCCTACGAGAAGCTGCACCCGTTCATGGATGGGAACGGCCGCTCGGGCCGTGCGCTCTGGGCCTGGATGCGGTTCCGTGAAGGCCAGGTCTTGGCCCTGGTAGCGCTGGTTCGAGTCCAGCCCCCCGGGCTCTTCTACGAAAGGAGCGTGCGTGACTTACGACCCGACCGACTCAGGCGACCTCTTCGAGCTGCTGGAGGGGGACGGCCGCATTCAGTGCAAGGCGTGTGCGGAGATCGTCTTCGATCTCCAGGGCAACCCGCTCCATCACTCCTGGGTTCAGGGTCTCCTTCGCCAGCACGCAGACAAGGAGACCATCGTCAACGGAAAGCCAGGCACCTGCGCCGGCTTTTGGAAGGGGAGTAGATGAAGCTCGACAAACAGACTCGCAAAGCCCTCTACAAAGCAGCGCCCAAGGCAATCGAAATCACCTGGCCCCAAGACGCCCCTCTTCCTAGCTGGGGCCATCGCTACCCGGTCTACACCGAAGAGGGCAACTACGCCTTCACGGTGCGCCTGGAGGCTTCTCACAAGGGTTCCTACGAGACGAAGGCGACGGTCAGGATCGACAAGGACCCAGCACGCATCCTCGTGGGCCTAAATGGTGTTCGGCGTGAGGACGGTGGTTATGAGACTGAGCCCGAGCGTGTCGATCAGGACTACGAGGAACGGCTAGCGATGACTGGCAGCGCCAAGACGGCCATCAGCGGGGCCGAACATCGCCTCGAGGCAAGGCGTCAGAGCAACGAAGCGAAGGTTCGTACCGCCAAACCGAAGGGGCTGAAGACTCTTGAAAGGGTCGGGAAGGCGGCATAGGGACTGTGTGCTGAAAGTTCCGCCGATCCGAGGTTCTAGAATGCAGCCAACGCTTGCCGCTCCTTCCCCGCATACTCGGGAAGCGGAGGTAGTGGCCGATTTGGTTTCGGGAGATCTCAGCGCCCGAACGACAAAAGGCCCCGAAGGGCCTCAGTCGCTCGGATGTGGATTTCGCTCAGTTGGGGGTATTCGCAAAGCCGTCGAGGATCACCACGTCCTTGAGCTTTTCGTAGGCAGCCTGTCGAGAGATCCCCGCCTTCTTAGCCGCCTCGCTCATCGAGATCACCTTGGAGTCGTTGACGACCCTGAGTGCCTTCCTGAGCTGCTCATCGGCCTTCGCCTGAAGCTCGACCGCTTGCTTGCGCATCTCGGCCGTGTCCTCCAGCGTCTTCCTGATCGTGTTGGGGTCCATTCGTTCCTTTCAGCCCGCAACGCCGGCGATCCTCCAGCCGACGATCTCATGAACGAGCGTGTCGTGAGCAGGGGCGAGATCGCGATCCGGGTACGTCTCGTTGAGCTTGTCGGCCAATTGAGTAGCGGTCGCCCAGGTCCCCTCCATGTCGTACACGTCCTCGCCGCACTTCATCTGCCCGCGCCATGCCAACGTCTTTCCGGTACGCGTGTCGATCACGTCCAACCCTTTGTCGTAGTCCAGCGGCTCCCTGATTGCCGCCAACGGCTTACCCTTCGTGCTGGCCATAGGAACTCAACTCCTTTGGTCCGTGCCCCGGGAGCCTCTAACTCGCCGGGGCGTTTCCTTATCTGTCAGGCAACCTAACAGGTGTAAGGCAGCTTGTCAACCATCTTCGAGAGGGTTTCGTGACCAACCAGGCAATCGCAGAGAAGCAGGAGACGCTTCGCATGGAGCAGATCGGCGAGGTAGCCGTTGACTCCGGGCAGGTGATGATCTTGGACCCGAGCAGCGACGGGAAAGTCAAGGGATTCCCTGTTCCTCCTGGTCAGCTCGCAAGGCCGCTCACCCGGACCGATAGCGGCGTAGAGGTTGGCGTCGTCTCCCTCACCGCAGTAGGCGACGGCTGCTACCCCGTTTCGGCGGTCTACGAAGGCGAGGCACTACGCGGCCTGTTTGTGGAGCTTTCGTGACTGAGCTAGCAGAGAGAGCGAAGGTCCCTCACCCTCACCGCAAGAACTACACCGACCTTGAGATAGACGCCGGCCTAACCGCCTATGCGATCTGCTCAGGTCGGATGAAACTGGCAGCGGCTCTCGTCAAGGAACAGAGCGGCATGGAGATCCCAGCCGAGACGATCCGCTCCTGGGCCTCGCGCTCCTACCCAGACAGATACCAGCGCATTCGTCTGGAGGTAGCTCCAAAGCTTCAGACCCAGATGGCAGATACGCATCAGGCTCTGGCCCAAACGGCAGCCGAGATGGAGGCAGAAGCAGTAGAGAAGCTGCAGGCCCGCATCAAGCAAGGCGACGTAGAGGACAAGGATCTCGCCAACATCTACAAAGCCACCGCAATCGCCGGCGGGATTCACACTGAGAAAGCAGAGCTGCTCAACGGCAGGCCGACTCAACGCAAGGAGAGAACGGCAGCCGAGGTTCTAAGGGGCCTACAGGGCAAAGGCGTGATGGTCCTGGAGGAACGTGCCGAAGAAGTCGAAGGGGATAGACGCGTAAGCGTCGAGCGCAGAGCGGCCGTAGGAGAGGGCGATGTTGCTGGCGCTGTGGTTACCGCAGATCCCTCAGAGTCACGAGAGTAAACGCGCGCAGTATCTGCGTGACCCCCAGCTAGTCAGGCTTGCAGTCACCTAGCTAGGCATATGGCTCTGCCAAGCCAAGCTCTAGCCCTTCTCCTCTTCTGACCAAGCGTCAGTCCGAACACTCTCCGAACACGAAGGCCGCTTAAGCGCCTGGATCGTGCCTAGGGGGAGGGGGGAGTGTCCCTGGCTCACGGTGGCGCAGTACCTCTATATACGCCCCCTTCACACAATTTCCCCAGCAAAGGCGAGACCGTCTTTTTCTGAAAGGACTTCGTGCTCAAACGAGCCAAAAAGCAATTCAAGAAGAAGTCCATTCCCCTTGTTGCTCGCGCAGGAGGCCCAGAAGGCTCGTACACGATCCCGGGAAAAGGGACCACGACCCGAACGGACTCCGGCGAGGCCAAGGCGTTCATCGGGAAGGGTCCTGCTCCTTCGGGCACCACGAAGGTCGTAGAACCGAGCTACACCGAGGTCCCCACGGTCACCGTTACGGACTCCGGGGTATCGACTTCGGGGTTCAAGTCTCAGAGGGCGGCTAAGCGCGCCAAGAGGGCACAGAGGGCTTCAGTCAAGCGAGTCCAGCGGATCGTCCAGGATGTCCAGCGAGACGCTCAGAAGCGCTCCCTCCCCCCCAAAGTTCTCCCGGAGTACAAGGCTCCGAAGCTAGCCAGCTACGCCCCGAAGCCAGACCTCGACGCCAAACCCCCGGAGTTCCAAGGACTGAAGACCGCCGGCACTCCAACCTTGGGGGAACTCAAGAAGGCTGAGAAAACCGGGACGCTCCACGTCAACCAGAAAGGCTTCGCCACCACCCCGCAGGTTCGACAGGTAGCGGGAAAGGTGAAGCGCCTAACCAAGAAGGCCGCGAAGTCAAATGGCCTTCTCCCTGGGTTGGACGCTGAAGGCACGAAGGTAGCTCGGAAGGTGCTGAAGACCGGCAAGCGTCAGGGGGCTACCCGCAAGGAGCTTCTAGCTGCTGCTGAGACGGGCTTGGTCGAGTCGGGCGGCTTCCACAACTACAACTACGGCGACGCCGACTCTGAAGGCTGGCGCCAGGAACGCACTTCGCTCTACGGCTCGGACGCGAACCACCCCAAGCAGGGCGCGCTCAACTTCTTCTCCGAGACGAAAGCCCAGACCGGGGCTACGGCGGGGGAACTCGCCGCGAACGTCCAGCGCCCCGCCGAGCAGTATCGAGGCCGCTACGACGAAGTGAAGCCCCAGGCCGCCGCGATCCTCAACGCCTTCGAGAAGGGCGGACTGAAGCCGGCGCAGCGCAAAGAGCTTCGAGAGGCCCAACTTTCGGCCGAGAAACTTGGCCTGCACGTCAAGGGCGCAAGCAAAGTTGGGCCAGCACCGAAGAAGGTAGTCACTCGTTTCAAGGCCGCCAAGAAGGCGATGAAGGAAGTCGAGGGGCTTCCGTACGTTTGGGGAGGGGGACACACCTCACCGACCTCCAGCCCGACCGGAGGGGGATTGGACTGCTCCGGAGCCGTTGGCTACGTGCTGAACAAGATCGGCGCGATGAAGGGGTCGCTGACCTCGGGCGACATGGGGTCCGTACTGAAGCCAGGCCCCGGCGCCCTGACGGTCTTCTACAACGGCGAGCACACCTTCCTCCGCCTCGGCAACGAATACTGGGGCACGTCAGTAGGGGACTCGGGAGCAGGGGGCCTCGGGCCGCACGACGCTCCCTCAGCCGATTACCTCGCCGAGTACAACGTCGGCCACGTCTTCGGCCTAGGAAGGAAGCAGGCCCTCCAGATGGGGTTCAAGGATCTCGGGAGCTCGCAGAGCTTCCCCGGCATGACCCTCTCGCCGAGCGGGACCACGGCGACGATGGATGAAGGCACCACGAAGACGGGCAAGCCGGGCTTCTCCAAAAAGCCGATCCGTTTGTCGCCGCAGCAGAAGCTCAACCGCACGAACAAAAAACTGAAGTCTTTGGGGGTCGGCGATGCACCCGCGACCCCTCACTCTGGCTCGGTCCTGGCGGACCTCGAGCGGAAATACAGCGTGGCGGCTTGAGTGGCGGCCTTGTTGTCCCCGACCACCTGAAGGACGACCCCGAGGTTCAGCGCGAACTCGCAGAACTCGATGCGATCTTCGAGGACAACCCGCTAGAGCGCTACAACAATCCGCTGCTTCCCAAGCGCCATGAGAAACAGATGGAATTCCACGCCATCAAGCCCAAGGCGCTGGGGATTAAGGGGCTGATCGCAGGGAACCGTTGCGGGAAGACGATCGGCTGTGTAGTTGACGACGTGATCCAGCTGGTTCCTCGGGAACTGGTCCCCGAACACCTGATCGGCTTCAAGAAATGGGACCCGCCCTTTCACGTATGGATCGGGGCGCCGAAGCTCGCAAAGCACGAAGACACGATTCTTCCCCTGCTTCGCAAGTTCATCCCGAAGGCCGCTCTCCCTGAAGGCCAGTTCGGCAAGGCATACAAAAGCCAGAGCCGGATGCTGGAGCTTCCCTGCGGGTCAACCATCGGCCTGAAGACCTACGACCAGGACCTCGACGCCTGGGCTTCGGCCGAGGTCCACCGCATCCACTGGGACGAGGAGCCGAACGTCCCTCACTCGGCAGAGCTTCGATCAGAGGCGCGCGCCCGTCTCCTCTCAACCGGGGGCGAGGAGATCATCGGCATGTCACCTCTCCTCGGTTACTCCTGGGTCCACGACGACGTTTGGCAGAAGCGCGACAAGCCGAACGTGGACGTGATCGCGATGGGGATGCGCGACAACCCTTGGCTGACCGAAGAGATGATCGCGGAGTTCTCCGAGGGGCTGACCGAGGACGAGATCCGCATGAGGGTCAAGGGCGAATTCGTCCACGTCGGCGGCCTGGTTTACCCGTCGCTGAATAACGACCACTTCATTCCCCGCCCTTCCCACGATCACGTTCGTGGCCTGACGACTTACGTTGGGATCGACCCCGGCATTCGCACCACGGCCGTCGTCTTCGTTGGCTTCGACGGCGACAACTCGGCTCTCATCTTCGATGAGCTGTTCCTGCACAACGAGGACGCGATCCCCGCCAACGCCGCGCCCCTGATTCGCCAGAAGCTCACGGACTGGGGGGTAGACCCCCGCCACTTCCTTATCGACCCTTCGGCGCGCAACCGCTCGCTCACTGACGCGCAGAGGGTGCAGGAGCTTTACAAGCACGCCGGCATTCGCGCGCATGAGGCGCAGAACGATGTTGAAACCGGGGTCTTTGAGATTCGTCGGCGCCTTGAGTTCAACTCCCTCCTGATTTCCGAAGAGTGCCGTGAACTGCGTCGGGAGATGGAGCGCTACCGCATCGACCCGAAAACCGATGGGCGCTTTGAAGTGCTCAAGCAAGACGACCACGGCTGCGACGCCCTGCGCTACGTCTGCATGGCCCGCCCCCTTCCAATCCGCAACCGCCCGCAGACCCGTCGCGGGAAAGAGATCTACGTCCCCGGCACGGCCCCTCCAGCCAACCAACGACGCCGACGCGAAGCCGTAGGCCCGATGGGCCGCTTCTCCTGAAAGGACCACATGCGAGTTGTAACCGCCCCACTCGACCACGCTCCAAAAGCCTGCGCGGTGACCAATCGCGAAGACGGCGAGCTGGTTGACATGCAGGTGATCATCGACCGCCCTCTCCCTACCTGGCTGTACCTGAAACGGGAGATCGTGGAAGACGCCGCAAAGCTCTTCGGGATGGTCCCTGCCAAGGAAGTGGACGTGCTCCGCGAGGACATGAAAACCCTCTCTGCCGAGCTAGATGACCTTCGAGACACGATGAACCTCTATGCCGACTTCGAGGAGAAGCTGGCGCCAAAGGAGCCCGTTCCATGCCCGTGAGCTATTCCTTCAATCCCGAGCAGACGCGCTATCTCGACCGCAAAGTCAAACGCATCGACGTCAGCCACGGCTCGCTGATCGTCACCGAAACCGACAACCCGGTTGTGATTCGCAAGGACGAGACGAAGACGTTCAAGGACGTGGCCGCACTGACTGCCTATAGCCCCGAGGGGGCCAACGTGGCCGTCTACTACTTCGATGAAAAAGACATTCCCGCCGCTGACCCCAAGCACCTCGAATACGACGTTGAGCGCGCCAAGCAGGAACAGCAGAAGGCCGAGGACCAGGGTCGTCAGACCGAGACGGCCAAGGCCAAAGTCCATCAGGCCAAGCGCACCCTCAAGAACGCCAAGGCAGCCGTTCGCGGTGACTCGGGCGGGCAGACCGGCTCGTATGAGTCCCGGACCGTCAAGGAGCTTCGCGCCCTCGCCAAGGACAAGGGCATCACGGGCGGCTCCAAGCTAGGCAAGGACAAGCTGATCAAGGCGCTGCGGGCATGACCTTCTCGCAGCTACACGGTGGCTCCAACGAAGCCAAGACCAACGGCTTTGTGGAAGTCAAAAAAGAAGAAGCGACGATAGTTGCCGCCCTGAACGACAATCGGGTAACGCTCACTCTGACCAATGACTCTGGGAACGCGATCTATGTGTGGAAAGGGGCCGGGGCGGAAGTCGGCAAAGGCATCCGCCTTAATGCTGAAGGCGGCGCGATCATCATTGATGACTACAAGGGGATCGTTACTGCTGCGGCCAAAACGGCGAATTCCAATCTTTGTGTGACTGAGGTCTAGGATGGCCATCGAGCAGTTCGTCAACGATATTCAGTCCACTCTGAGCGCTGCGCTGACGACCGAAGCGACGACCGTCAAAGTTGAATCGGCAACCGGGTTCCCTGCTTCGGCTCAGTATCGGATACGTATTGACAGCGAGATCATGCTTGTGACGGCTGGTGCGGGTACGAAAGAATGGACCGTCACCAGGGGGGCCGAGGGAACTACGCCCGGCCCTCACCTCAAAGGCGCAGTCACCGCACATGTTTTAACGGCAGGCTCGCTCACCAACCTGAGCCTGCCCAAGTACAGTGCCGCCCGCGGCCTGCCCGGGATCATTGCACCGCCCGGCAACATGGCCCCCACGGCGGCCGTGGCCCTCACGGCTAGCCGTGCCTATTGGGCGCGCTTCATGCCGTCAGAGGACATCACGATTTCAAGTGCTTCGTTCCTAGTTACGGTTGCGGCCGGCGCCGATGATGCCTGCGACATTGGGATCTACGATTCGACCCTTGCAACGCGGATCGCAAGCGCTGGGGCCACCACTGGCAAACTGAACTCAGTTGGTATTCGCAGCGTCTCGGTGTCCGCGAGCTTGACGGCCGGGACGGTCTACTACGCAGCCTTCAGTGTGGGCACCTTCGGCTCTACCGGCGCCACCCTCCGCGGCACCGCTACCACTGCCGATGCTTGGGCGCAGCTTTTCAGCAATACGCCCCCCGGCGTCCTCTGGGGGCACGCGGCAGCCTCCCACCCGCTGCCCACTGGGCCTGTCACGTTGGCCGTCGCAAATACGGCCGTCCCCTACCTCGTCCTTGTCTGATGGCATCGACCGGGAGATTGGGTATCGAACAGTCCCGTCTCGCCAACATCTATCTGGGTGAGACTGCGCCTGTCACTCCGACCAAAAAATTCCTTGCGGACTGGCGGGCCGGAGTCCTCGGCGCCCCTTCGACCGCCCAGATCGCCGAGTTCAACCGACAAACGAAGGAGGAACCGAGCCGTATCCAGTTCGTTAAATGGCCTCTTCGCCAGGGCGATCTAGCACTGAAAATGACGGTCAAAGAAGGGGACGTAGACGCTGGAAGCACCGAGCGCGTCCAGATAGCCACGTTCAATTCCACCCCTTCTCCTCAGTACTCCCTCAAGGATGGGGATGACGTTTGGATTGCTTTCTCAGTCTATCTCGCCAGCAGCTTCGCCTTTCCCGCCAGCAGTACCAAATTCATCACGATCCTCGACGGGTTTGCGAATACGACCGACCTCGCGCATACGGCTAATGTTACCCACGCCCTTGACTTGGCTTGGACCGCTGGCGGGCCAGAATGGACGCTGAATATCAATGGGGGTGTCTCCACCGAAGGCGGGGCCAGTGGCTCCTTCCCTCATGAAACCCGGCAGAAATTCGCGAAAGCAACTATCGGGCACTACAACGATTTCCTTATGCACACCAAGATGAGCACGGGTGGGGACGGAGTGGTGGAAATCTGGTATGCGCCAGGCGCCAAAGCCGAATTCAGCGAAACGCCTAATGCGATAGATCGGGGACCGAACGTGGCGACGGCCGACAATTATGTCTGCGTGATGTTCCCAGAGTTCGGGATTTACCGCTCCAAAAATCCACAGACCTCAGATATGTACCTAGGTGGGGTCGCGATTAGTTCTTCCAAAGCTGAGGCATTGGCCGTGCTCCCCTCCTCCTACTTCCCAGGGGGCCTTCCCGCGCAGTTGCCGTTGTCTCGCCGAAACAGAATCATGAACCCATGACCGAGATCGTCCTTGCCGTGATCGGCTTGGCGCTTCTCGGCGCTCTCCTGTGGAGGGAGCGCGAAGCGCGTCAGGAGCGTGAACGGCTCGCCCAGCGTATCCAGGCTCCAGAGATCGCTGTGAGGGAGTTCGCCGAGCGTCCCAAGCGCGGGCCAGTAATGCCCGTCCCGATTGATGACGACGCGGCCTACGCCCGAGCCAAGGAACGAAGGGAAGGGCTGAATGGCAACGCTGACTGACCGTGCCGAGGGCGCGATCGACAAAGCCCGTCCCCCTGAGCTCAAGCCGATGGGAGCAGAGAAGGCCGAAGAGAGGATCAAACGCGGTCGCGAGCGGCTCAAGGAAGTCTCCCCCCGCCGCAAGGAGTCCATCGCCTTCGCGAACAACGAACACTACGTCTCGGTCGGAAAACAGGGTCTCGTCCGGCTCGACACCGTGCCGATGGCCCAGGGAGGGGGAAAGCCCGACCACCGCGTCCGCCTCTCGAGGGATCTCATCGGGCCTGTCGTCAAGGGCAAGGTCAGCGCCACTACCCAGCGGGTTCCCGGCTACGAATCAATCGCCACCTCTCCTGACGCCGAGGACTTCACCGCCTCCAAGCTCGCCGAAAAGGTCGCCGTTGCCGGCTACCCGCTCTGGCAACTGAAGCGCCACCACAAACGTTGGGTCTGGGAGGCACTGGTTGCAGAAGAAGGCTTCATCCGCCCATTCTGGGACTCGACCGTAGGCCCATTTGTCAAAGTCGAGAAGGAAGTCCAGGAGGGCGAAGAACCCGAGTACGAACACATCGGCATGGGCGAGGTCGGGGTCCGCGTCTACTCCGGCATGGGTCAAGTCTTCTGGGAGCCCGGGATCGATTTCGAGCAGTCCCGCTGGATCGGCATAGATGAAGCCCGCCCAGTTGAGGACGTGGAAGCTGAACAGGGTTTCCAGGGGCCAAAACTCAACCCCGACGCCGATGCGAGCGATATTCCCAAGGAGCGCAAGGGGTCGAAGCTCGTCATGGTCACTGAGTACCTGGAGCGCCCTTGTGCCCAGTGGCCCGAAGGACGGAGGTTGATCTTCGCCAACGGCCGAGTGATCTTTCCCGAAGAGGCATACCCCCTGAAGGACGTTGAGGGAAACGTCATAGATGAGCCGTGTGTCCACCGGCTGAGCTACGACCTCGATGGGTCCTCGGATAGAGGTAAGGGGCTGGTCCGCTCTCTGATTGAGTCGATGCGCCAGTACGACCAGGCGGGGAACAAGATCCTGGAGTGGGTCCAGCTCACCCTGACGCCGCGGCTCATGGCTGAACAGGGCACGGTTATTACCGAGCCGGATGACACCCCTGGGGGGATAGATGAATATGAATCCCTGGCAGGCGGGAACAAACCGGAATGGAGTCGCCCCGGCCCAATCCCCCAGGAGCTATTTGAGATCCAGGATCGCTCGCAGAACGAGATGGGTTTCATCGCCCATTCCAACGACGTTCCGTCTCAGGTCGAATCGGCCAAAGGCATCCAGACCCTCGCTCAAAAGGACGCGCTCGCCTGGCAGGACTTCATCGAAGACTTCGCCGAGGGCGCCGGCAAGTTGATGCGGGACATCCTCACCCTTGTCCAGATCCACTACACCGAGGATCGGCTCGTGAAGTTCAGAGGTCGCACGGGCTGGGAGCAGATCGCGGACTTCAAGGGCGCTGACATTCGAGGCCAGACGGACATGCGCGTCAACCCCTCGACCCTCGAACCGCGGACGCGCCAGACCAACGAACAGCGGATCATGAACATCGCCAACATGTTCCCCGGCCACTTCGCGCCAGAGGTTTTGATCTCGGCACTCGAAGGCGGCTCGGCTGAAAAGCTGATCGAGGGCTACGAGGACGACGTTTCCCGCGCCAACCGCGTGATCACCATGATCCGCTCCGGCCAGTTCTGGTCGATGCCCATGCGCCCCGTCTTCCCTGGCGAGGAGGGTCCGAAAATCGACCCCGAAACGGGCATGCCGGAAATGGTCGAAACCGGGCAAATGGAAACGGTGATGCAGCCCACCGGTCAGGTCGATCCCGAAACCGGCGAAGAAGTGCAGATGCCCGCCGGTGAACGGCCAGCAATGGAACCGGTCATGGAGACGGAACTGCCGGGCTGGATGCCACGCCCCTTCGACAATGTGCCCGTCCAGAAGGCCGTCTTCGAGACGTGGATGAAGACCGACGACTGGGCCAATCTCGATGAGGCTTCCCAGCGCGCGTCGATGGACGTGTACGACGGGATGCTGAGAATCGAGGAACGGAACGCCCAGCGCGCCGCCCAGATGCAGTCGCAGATGGCTGAAAGCGCAGGGATGCAGAACGCTGCAAAGCCCACGCAGACCAAGCTCATGCCCTCGTTGCCGGCGCTGGATCAGAGCGCCCCCGAAGGCACCTAGAACTTACCCAGCGGACCAGGCCGAAAGGCCCCCGTTCAACTGCGGACCAGCCGTACGCGGCCCCGCCATAACCAAGGAGTAACGCAATGGCAGACGCCATAGAGGCCCCTGCGGAGCAGGATCAGCCCACCAGCGCCCCCGAGGCCCCGGAGACGGATCAGCCCACCGGAGGCGAGGAGTCGTTTACCGATTCCTATAACCCCAGTGAGTTGCCGGACGAGGTTCGGCCGCACGTTGAAGCTGCCTACAAACAGCTTCAGTCGGCTTATACCTCGAAAACGCAGTCGCTCGCTGAGGAACGCCGAGAGGCAGAGCAGGCGCAGCAGATCATCGCTGCGTTGAAAAACCCCCAGGTAGCCCCCGCAGTCCTGGCACAGCTCGGATACGACGAGCGCAAAATGCTGGAGCTGTACGGGTACCAGCCGGGCGAAGAGGAGTCTGATGAGTTCGCCGATCCCGATGAGCGGATCGCACGTCTCGAGCAGACCCTTGCCCAGCAACAGCAGGCCGAGCAGGCACAGCGTCAGGAGTCCGCAGTAACGGACTACATCGCCGGAGAAATCGAGGCCCTAGAGAAGAAGCTGGGCCGCGAATTCGATGAAGGCGAGCAGAAAGTCCTCGACGCCTACGCTCGGCAGTTCGCGAAGCAGACCCCAGACGGACGGCTTGTGCCGGACGTAGAGGGAGCCGGCCAGCTCCTTTCAGGGATTCTCTCTTCGCACGAGAAGGCGCTGCTTGACCCCAAGCGGAAAGCCCCTCGCGTACCTGGGAATGGTGGCTCTGGCTCACGGACGGTTGACCTGTCCACGGAGACCAAAGAGGAACGAGTTGCTCGCATGGCCGAAGCGGCCGATGCGGCGATTGCCTCTACGGCTCAATAGCCAAAAGGAGAGCACGTCATGGCGGCAGCCGACGTACTCGTTTACGAAGCAGTTCTGAAAGAGGGCTGGACCCAGGACAACCTGGAGACCCAGTTCATGAAAGACGACCCGCTGCTCGAGCTTCTTCCGGTGAAAAGCCCGGATGACATGTTCGGGGAGTACGCCCTGACGCCCGTTCACACCGGACGCGCGGGCGGGTTCACGATGGTCCCCTCTACCGGATCGCGTGAACTCAACGAAGCAGATAGCCAGAAGACGGCTCAGGCGAAATGGAAACTGAAGCGCGCCTGGAACTCCATCGAACTCGACACGGCGGTGCTCAAGCAGACCGCCAACAAGCGGGTTGCCGCGGCCAACGCTGCGGACACTGAGGTCGAAGGCAAGTTGTCTGACACCCGCAAGCAGATTACCCGTCAGTTGTTCCTCGACCAGACGGGCCTCATCTGTGGCCTGAAAGCCAACTCGACCACCAAAACCCTGAAACTCGCCACCACGGGGGAATACGGGTTGGGCGTCGAGGCGACCCGTCAGGGCTGGCTCGTAGAGGGCCAGCAGATCGACATTGGCACGACCTCTTCGGAGGCGACCATCGCCGATGGCGTGACGATCACCGCGGTCAACGAAAGCGAAACGGAACCGACGATCACGATCTCGGGCTCCAACGTCTCGACCGAAACCACGCACTACGTCTCGATTCGCAACGGCCGTGCCGGCACCACTTCCTACGACCTCAACGGTCTGCGGAACATTGCCAGCAAAACGTCGGTCCTCGGGGAAATCAACCCGACGACTGAGCCAGGCTGGGTGGCTGCGTTCGTGGACACCGAAGGCGGCGCACTGACCCGCGGCAGGGTCGTTGCCGGGCGTCGGAAAGTTCGCCAGCGTGGCGAGCGTCCCGATATCGCCCTGACCTCGCTCAAGCAGGTCGAAGTCCTCGAAAACGAGACCTACCCTCAGGTTCGTTTCGATAGCCCCGACAAGCAGAACACGGGCGATGGGGAGTCGATCATGATCGGCAACCTGAAGATCCTCGCCCACGAGGACTGCCCCGATGGGGACTTCACCTACGCGAAGAAGTCGCACCTGTCGCTGATCCGCGACGAGAAGCCCTACTGGGCAACTGAGCGTTACGGCTCGGGCATTCTCCAGTACATCCCGAAAACGACCTTCGTCTACGGGTCGCTGGAGTGGTTCCTGGAGCTGATGACGAACAAACGCATCGCCATCGGTCAGTTCCGCCAGCTCGCCTAAAGCCAAGCCCGCCTCGGAGAAATCTGGGGCGGGCTTTCGCTTGTTCTCTCAACGAAAGGACTTCCTGTGTCTGTCACCGCCTCACGCGCCCAGACGGGCCGCCCGATGGGCAGCGACTACTACTCGATCACGAACGTCACGCTCGACAGCTCCTATGCGTCGGAAGGCGAGGCTCTGACCGCCAAAGATCTGGGTCTGCGTCGGATCACGTTCGCGATCTGCAATGTCACCGCCGGATCTGAATCGGCCACTCTGCGCCCGGCCAACGCCTACTACACGCCGGCCACCGAAAAGCTCCATCTCATCGACTCGGCTACGGGCAAAGAGATGGAAGCGACCAAAGACATGTCGAAAGTGACCGTTCAGGTCATCGCCTTCGGTAAACCCTAATGCCGTTGATCCTCCCCGAGTCCGTCGCATACGCGGAGATCAACGCCGCGATGGAGTCCCAGGCTTCCGAGCAGGAAGGCTTGGCTCGTCGCTGGACCCAGGAGCTAAAACGGATCGACCCGACCCTGAGTGTCGAGTGGGTACCCGAGCAGGCCGACGAGTTCGACTACCCGGCGCGTTGGCACGTCCGCAAACGCATCCCTGGATCGGTGGACGAGTGGTTCCCGCTCGTAGGCCCGCAGGGGCAGTACAGAGAGCCTGGCGCCTGGATTCTCGATGAGTTCCAGGCCAACGACCTCTGGAACCCCCGCGTGCATCGGTCTAAGCAGGAAGCCAAGGAGAAGCTGCGAGAGACGAAGGCTCGAGCCAAGAAGCTCGCATCCGAGCAGCGTGTCGATGAAATGGCCCTTGCCCACAGGGCGGCGATGCGGGTCAAGGGGGACGGTGGCATGACCAGGCGGATGGATCGAAAACGATGAGCCGAGTAGCCCTCAGCGAACTCGTCTTCAAGAACACCTCCCCCTTGTCAGTGGATAGGGGTGCGACGGTCTACGTCTATGAGCGCGGTACCGAAACTCAGGCGACCCTCTACGCGGCTGAAACGGGAGGAACCACCCTCGCTCAACCGCTCACAACCGACACGGGCGGGAGGCCGGAGAAGAACGGGACGACGCCTTGGGTAGAACCCGGCTCCTATGACCTGAAAGTCGATGGGACTACGGCGCCTTGGGAGGCTGCAAGCGGGAGAGCGGATCAGACTTTCGTGGACTCACGCGAGTTCTCAGCACTCGATCCCACGGGCGAGACCGAGTGCTCTGCCGTCTTTGAGGAAGCCGCAGCACAGGCCGCTGCAGAGGAACGTCGCCTACACCTCGCCGCAGGCGACTACATGCTCGAAGGCGTCACCTTGAAATCGAACCTGCACCTACAGGGGGCACCGGGAGGGAAAACCCGGCTCATCTTCCCAATCGACGTAGTCGGGGGAATCATGGGGACCGGGACGAGCGGGAACGTCGCTGAAGACATCGTTCTTGAAGACATCCTCTTTGACGGCCAGCAGCAGCAGCGCGCGGTCTCGATGGGGAACGCCCTGCTCAAGTCCTACAACGCGAGGCGCTGGCAGATACGCCGCTGCGGGTTCATCAATGGCACCTCCTACGGGCTGGGTATCGAGGGCTACCCCGGAGAGGAAGACCCGAACAAGCGCGGCCCGCAGGAGGACATCGTGATCGAATCCTGCTACTTCCACGACAACGGCTATATGGGTGGAACCGTTGGGGTGCCGCACACGGGCACCAGCAACTCAGCCGACAACATCGACATCAAGTCCTCGAGCAGGGTTCTGATCAAGAACATCTACTCAACGGGCTCCAGCGACAAGGGACTCAACACCCGATGCAAGTCCTTGGTGGTCATCAACCCCGTGCTGGAAGACAACGCTATCGGTGCCGACTTCAACGCCCACCGGCCGGGTCCGGGGGAATTGACGAACGGCCCCGCAAACGACTCTCGCGTCACCGTCGTCGGCGGGTTCTCCAAAGACAACATCGGGACGGGAGCGGCCGTGACCTCCACCACCGGCCAGTCCGATACCCACGCGACCTTCATTGGCTTCGAGACCGAAGGCAATGGCGGGAATGGCATCGGGACCACTAAACCGCCTGAAGGAGGGAGCATCTACCTTTACGTCTTCGGGGGGAGCCATATTGAAAACGGCAGCCACGGGGTCTCTGGCCTTGGCTGCCGGGAGCTTGTGTGTCACGGGGTGCGCGCCGACGGCAATGGTCTCAACGGGTTCCTCGCGGAAGAAAGCCCCAGCCACCGCTTTCTCGGCTGCAAGGCGAACGCCAACAAAGGCGAGGCGGGGTTCCGCTCCAAAAGCTCCGAACGGGGGATCATGGACGACAACTCCTCGGTCGAAAATGTGCGCGGCTTCTACGCGACGAATCTCATCGGTGGGTCGATCTCCCACAACAGCGCTAAGAAAAACGCGGGCACCGGGATCGTCACGGACGGCACCTCCGACGAATACTCCGCCGTCCACAACCACCTCAGCGAAAACGGAACCCCGATGACTCTCGCTGGCGCGAAGGCGATCGGCGCTCCTAACAACGGGGCACCGGGCTCGATAGCCACCCTCGCCTCAGCCGAAGAAGTCACCCTCCCGGTCCACGCGGACCTGATCCAGATAACGGGCACCGCGGAAGTCAAAAAAATCAAAGAAGGACGGCTCGGGCGACAGGTCGTCATTACCTTCAACTCCACGGCGAAACTCGTTGATGGGAGCAACCTGCTCCTAGCCAGCACGGCTAGCGGGACGACCACGGCGATCACCCTTATGGCCACGGGCGCCAACTGGCAGGAGATCGGAAGGGCCACGAGCTAATGCCGATCATCATCGAAACCTCTGGTGCAGGGGCGACCTTTGGAGAACTCCTCGATGAGGTCTTTGAACGAGGCTTTGACGATCTCCGCGACAGCGGGGTTCAGGAAGCGCGTGTAAGGCGTTGGGTCAATCAGGCATATCGCGAAGTCATCGACGCAGCTCCTTGGCCCTTTCTCGAAACGACCATCGAAGGGACCGCGCCCCTGGAAGTCTCAGACCTCGGCCACGTCAAGCAGGTAGCGATTGCGGCTACCGACACGGCGATCCCATTCATTTCCCGCGCACAGGTCGCGCAGTGGGACCCAGCTTCCGACGACACGGGGTCGGCTGAGAAGTGGTTCCTCGAAGGCGAAGGAACGATTAATACCTACCCCTTGGACACCACCTCGACTCTGAGGGTTCGCTACGTCAAGGTGCCCGCAGATCTAGCTACCAGCGAAGACCGCTCTGTAGTCCCGGCCCAGTACGCGGAGGCCATCGTGGCCGGCGCCGTCAACCGCTGCCTGCGCAACCGCAACAACTACGAAGCGGCAGCAGAAGAACGCCAGGAAATGGATCGCATCGTGACCAAGATGCGCCACTCGCTACTGCGCCCCAACTACGACGCCAACAAGTCGATCATCCGCACGGGCCTCCCCGGCGACTACCTCTGATGCCTCAATCCCCGGTCACCTTTCCGACCTTCGGCGGCCTTCGACTCGATCTCGCGCTAGACGAAGCGGGGGCTGATAACGCCATCTACCTCCGCGACGTGGACTGGGATGGGTCCACTGGGAAACTCCGCTCGCGCGACGGCTTTCAGAAGCTCAAAGCAGCGGACGCCTCAGGCCCTTACAAGGGTCTGTTCGCCCACTCCAGCACTCGTCTTCTGGCGACGAAACGGGTCGGCAGCGAAGTCAAGATCGTCGCCGTCGATCGCGAAGGGGCGGAGAAAGTCGAAGCCGCCTGGACCTCTACGGCGGCCAAATCTTGCTTTACCCGCTACGGAATTCCCTCGGCCTCTTACACCTACGGGCGAGCCGCGGCCTCGGGCCACAAAGTCGTCCGCTTCGATGGGACCAACTTCACCGAACCGACCGCGAAAGTCGGCGCTGAAGCGGGCAAAGAAATGCCCCGTGGGGCGATCATGCTCACCTGGCCCGATGCTGGCAACGTCCTCGTCACGGCCAACACCGCGGCCGAAGGCGGTCCCAACAAACTCGCCTCTTCCAACTCGCATGTCTGGTTCTCGATGCCAGCGTCGGCGGAGGAATACGAAACGACGGCCTACGTTCAGCTAAGCCCCGGGGACGGAGAGGAAATCGTCGCCGGGGCGGTTTTTGGCGGCCAGGTCTTCCTCTTCAAGGAGACCAAGTTCTTCGTCTTCTCGGTCCCCGGGACGGACGAAGAAGGCAAACCGATCTATGGAAGTGCCTTCCGCGAAGTGACGCTGGGGGAGGGGTCGCGAATGAAGAGGGCCTCTGCCGAAGCTCTCGCCGAGACTTCCGATCAGCTCGCGACCGCTACCGCGGATGGCGTCTACTTCTGCACGACGGACGGGATCTACTGGACGACTGGCGGCCAGCCGACCAAGATCTCTCAGGCACTGACTCCACTCGAGGAGACCACGCCATTCGATGGTCCAATGGCCGACTTCCTCAACGGCTCCACCGAAACCTTCCGCTGGCCCGCTGCGGGCATCGTTTCCATCGGCCGGCGCCTGATCGTCAAGCGCTACGAATTCCTCTTCATCTACGACATCCCGACCGATGCTTGGACCTGCTGGAAGATGCCAACGGTCTCCCTAGCGGTTTGGACGGGGCTGACTGGCGGGGGAAGCGAAGTCAGCGAAAAACCGCCCGGGACCGTGACGAACGACGCGACCTTAGGAACGGTCGAATGGGTCAACACCCCCAACGCCAAAGCACAAGACGGGTCTTACGCAACCGCCGCTTTGCCTGTTTCCGCTCAGAGTAAGTACCTGAAGGCGACGAACTTCGGCTTTGAAATACCCGCTGAAGCCACGATCCTCGGCATCGCAGTCTCTCCCAGGAGAAAGAGAACTGGGAACGGGGTGATTGAGACCCTCCACCTTGTAAAGGGCGGCGCGATTCAGGCTTACTCGCGGGGGAGCTTTCCTGAAGTCTGGTCAACCCTAGTCGGGACGAAAACCTACGGCGGTAATGGGGACCTCTGGGAAAACACTTGGGTCCCGGCCGACTTCGGGGCCAACTTCGGCGTCGTCCTTCTCGCGGAATGGTATCCGCTTAGCGGAGAAGTCGAAGCCGCAAAAGCGGAACTAGACGCGATCAAGATTTCCATCTTCTTCTCACTGCCTGAGGTTTCCGGCGGCGTTCGTCCGCGCCTCTTCGTCACGTCGGCGAAAGCGGTGTTCTGGACCGGGACGAACGCCGAAGAACAGGCCGGTACCCGCGACCCCGCATATGAATGCGGCTTCTACGACCTCGACTCCGACGATGAGAAGGATCTCGTGACGATGAAGGTCTGGGGGTCCGGGACGGTTGATGTGGCGGTCGCCAAAGACTTCGGTGAACCGGGGAAACCGACCACCGTTGAACTGGGCGACGCGCCCGAAATCATCGCCAAGGAGTTCAACAAGTCGGCCACCGGCACGGTCCACAGCCACCGGATCTCCGGCGATGCCCCTTGGTCGATCCAGCGCCTTACCCGCTGGCTCCGCGAGGGCCGAGCCGCAACTACGAAGACGCGATAAGGAGCCTCTGTGTCCCTGAACCTGCCATACCCCAACATTGCTTTTCCCCCAGGCGCACAGCCGACCCCTGCCGAGATAGTCGAGTGGTCGCGCAAGCTCCAGGCGAACTTCGAGGCTCTGGCGAAATAGATGGCTAACCGCAAGGCGCAGATCGCGCAGAACATCCGAGCGGGCCATGCTCCGGTTAGCGGGGGGACTACCGCACCGGCGGGAGCGGCCAAGAGTCCGACCACGGGCATTGGTCGCAATCAGCAGGCCCCGAACCCAGGGCGGTTGGGGCAGGCGCAACCTGCCAGTGGCGGCGGACTTAGTGCGGCACCACAGCCTGGCGCCGCCGCACCTGCCAAGCCTCAGCCACTTCTTCCTTGGGACGTAGCCGCCGCGAATAGTGAAGCGGGCGCGTTCAAAGCCAATGCCAACACCTTGACGGGTCTTGACGCGGGCTGGCAGCGCACTCAGCAGGCATACGGGCTGGAAGGTCCATACGCCGATGCGGCGTCCAACCCCTATTCGCGCTCTGCCCTTCTTCAGCGTTCCTACGACAACGCGAAAACCGGCTCCCGCAACTCCGCAGGCCGAGGCATCTACGCGGGCAGCTACGTCAACGCCCAAAACGCGAACACCCACAACTTCAATCTCGGCCGCGACGAACTCCAGAAATCCTACGACCAGAACCACGGCGAATACATCTCCCAGCGCCAGGGCGCAGAAAACGCGCTGAATGAAGCGCTCGCGCAGGCCGCTTGGGATCGGGTCAACGCTGGCCTTTCCGCTGAACCCGAGCCGATGCCGGGTGGCGGGTCTGGCGGCGGCGGCGCTCCAGCCAAGAAGAAGCAGCCCAATCGCCAGCAGCAGATCAAGCGAAACATCTCCCCAGCAAGAAAGGCGCGCTAAGTGCCCACTACCGCGACCGACCTCAAGCGTTGCTTGCGTTGCAAGCAGGAATGGCCGGTCGATCATTTCTATCGCCGCGCCGCAGCCCCCGATGGGCGTCAGCGGTACTGCAAGCAATGCACGCTGGGCTATAAGCGTGAATGGGTCCGCGAGAACTCCGACCGACGCCTTGAATCGCAGCGTGAATGGGAGGCTCGAAACCGAGATAGGCGTGCCGAATTTAATAGGCGGTCGGTTCCTCGCTGGGAACGAGAAAACCGACCAAAGTGTCGCGCCCACGCGGCAGTAGCGCGAGCTATTCATGCAGGCACGCTGGTCCGCCCTGCCGCCTGCGAGGACTGTGGCGAGGACGCTCGGCTTCACGGGCATCACGAGGATTACTCCAAGCCTTTAGAGGTTCGACTGGCTTTGTCCCCGCTGCCATAAAGGAAGGCACAAGAAATCGTGAAGCAGTCAAGGAAAGACGTCATCAAGGGCAACCTTCAGGGTGGCAAGAAGCAGCAGGGTAAGCACCCGGGCAACACGCCGTTAGGTGCGCCGCTGACGAAGCCGCAGGCCAATGAAATTGCGACGAAGCGCGCACGGGGCGAAGCGGCACCGGTAATAAGTGCGATCAAGGGAGAGCGCGAAGGCTCTCTCGTACGTCAGGAAAAACAGATCCCCGAATGGTTCGGCGCGCTGAACAACCAGATCAACCAGGCGGCCCAGGCGACGGACGCCTCCTACGGCCAGGCCAACGCGGCGCTTCTCGCGCACGCACAGGCTGGAGCTAATGCAGCCCAGGCGACGCAGGGCCAGATCGCAGCCAGTAATGCCGACATGACTGCGCTGACTGGAGCGGATTCGTCACTGACCACGCCAGCCCTGGCCGAGGGTGCAGCCGCGGCGGGGCAGAGAGACATCGCCAACGCCGCCATAGCTGCGCCGATCGCACAGGCCGGCGCCTCGCAGGCCGCCTACCTTCGGAACACCGGGATCAACGCGACCCGCGAGGGAATCCAGCAGCGCCAGCTCGAGTCCAAACGGCGTCAGGAAATCAAGGATGACCTGACGGCCGCGAGAAAAGCTCGCGTCGGCAAAAAGTACGAGTTTCTATACGACCCGGTAGCCGGCTTGCGCCAAGGAGAGATCAATAACGAGGTCAAGCGGGACGCCTTCAACCTAGATAAAACCGAGGCCCAGATCAACGCCGAACAGGGCGCTGCTTCGCAGGGGCTGGACGAAGCTCAGTTCAGCGAGACCCAGCGCCACAACCGAGCGACCGAGGCGAATGCTGCGGCTGACAACTCGGTCGGCGGCCTAACGCCGACGCAGAAACATGCTGCCCAGCGCGAAAAGCACAACGCGATGACGGCTGCCTCAACGCTCTATCGGGCTGCGGGGGAACCCGACTGGTCTGGCAAGCAGTGGACCGTGTTCATCCAGCGCGTGGCGATGGAAGACGGCATCGACTACACGGCGGCCAAGCGCGCGGTCAACCAACTTCGGCAACGCGCAACCGCGGGCGCTGGAGGCGGAGTAGCCGCCGATCCCAACGGAGCATCTCTCGGGCGCTGATGGGATCTCGCCGCGAACACGAAGGCCGCACCCCCCAGCCGGGGGTGCCTTCCGGGCCGCGGAATACGCCTAAAAGGAAGGCCAAGAAGGCCCCGGTCAAGGTCTCGGTTCCCTACGCCCCTACGAAGAAGGGGAAGGAAGCCGAAGAAGAAGACCGTGGCCCCGTAACCGTTCCCTACGCGCCGACTCCCACTGGCAAGGCCGCTGAAAAGAAGGCGGTCCGTAAACAGGAACGGAAAGCGATACGCAAGGCACTCCGCGACGCCCCGATCAGCCCGAGCACCAGCTACCAGCGGGCGAAATTTAGAGGCGAAGCACCTTCTGCCGAGCTACGGGACAAATACCCGCGCGCCTACGAGTCCGCGCTCAAGGAGTTCGGCGACTACCACGCTGAGCACGATGCGGTCAAAGAGGACCCGTTGGCAGAATTCGTTATCAGCACGGCTGCCACGGCTGGGCTGGGGACCGGGGCGAAGCTCGCTGGCGCTGCGGGTAAGGCCGGTCTGGCGCGCATCGCGTCGCTTGAGACCAGCGTGGGGGAGAGCGCCGCTGAAAAGGGCTTGAAAGCCGTGGCTAAGAAGGCTGCCTCGAAGGTCAAGGCCGCCCCGGCGAGGAAAGCGGCACGCGTCAAAACTGCCCCCAAGCGCGCGGCGCGTCGCATCAAGGAGACGCCCCAGCGCGTCAAAACTGCTCCGGCTCGAGCGAAGAAGGCAGCCAGCACCAAAGAGGGCCGTAGAGCGGCGGCCAAGGGTGCGGGAAAGACCGCTGTTCGACACCCGATCAAAACCGGAGTCCCGGCAGCAGCGGCGGTTCCGCCTGGCGTGCTGCCGGCTGAAGTCGATGTAGGTGATCGGGCTCGCGGCTTCTTCGAGGGAAGCGCAGCCGCCATCCTCGGCCATCCCGGCAAGACGCTGGAGACCACGGGGCATGGCGTGCTCGGGTTCCTCACCTCGCCCGTAGCTCTCGCCGGCGCAGGACTCTCATCGGCGAAGGAAGGCAGCCCTGACCCTCTGGTCGATGAGGCTTCGACCCTCTACGAGGGGACCAAGAAAATGGTCAGCGGTCTCGCCTCTGGCGATCCAAGGAAGGTCGAGCGCACGACGCTTCAGGAAACCGGCCTCACGCCCTTTCTGCCAGTTCCTCACATCGCCAAACGGCTGAAAGGATCGACCCTCTACGAGGACAGCATCCGCGGCAAGGTCAGAGAGACCGTCGAGGGCAAGCGGGCGAAGACCCGGGCCAAGCGGATCGAGGCCGAGAGAACGGCTACCGAAGGCGGGCAGTTCGTCGGCCGTAAGAAGGCCAAGAAGATTCGCCAGTCGGTCGAGGACACGGCACGGCCAGGCGAGCGCTACGTAGCCAGGCGCACCGGCAAGTTCATCGAGAAACAGCGCTCCCGCCATCACGTCGCGCGAGAGGTCACGCGGATGCAAGAAGAGGGCGAATTTTCCAGCAAGAAGGTGAGCGAGTCCGTCGCCAAGGCGCTGCGCAAGTCGAAGCTCTCCAACCAAAAGGAGCAGAACATCGGCGAGGCCCTGCGGATCTTTGTCAAGCATGGGCTTCCCGCGGACGAGGCCGCTGGGATGGCCTTGGTCAAACGCCTCCACGACAGCTACTCCAAGGTTGAGCACGGCGACATTCCTGCGGGCGTCCACCTCGACCGCCACTCAACGCAGTTCATTCTCGACCACCCCGAGGTCTTCCGAGACAAGCATTTCTGGGAGGCCGTGAAGCGCTTCGACGCGCAAGCCGAGCGAGTCGGCACTTCCGAGCGCAATCGCTACCTGGCGAGTGCCAACAATCTCGTCAACCCGATTCGCAGGGACGAGGGCAAGCTGCCGGTCCTCAAGCCCGAGGAGAGAGTCCCGAAAGAGGCCCTGCCCTACCTGCCCAAACGGAAAGACCGCTGGAGCCGGGCCGAGGCGCTGAGCTACCTAGACGATTTGAGGAAGGTCGATGGCCCCGAGCAGGGGGAGGCTCTGGCGAAAGCCCAGAAACTCTCCCTGGCCCTCGATGGGCTGATGCGCCCGCCCGAGCACGGTGGCGCGAAAGGCGGCGTCTCGACCACTCACGCAGAGGCTTGGACTTCGGAGATGGAGAAAGACTTCGTCAAGGAGATGGCGGCAGAGCACGCACGCCTCGGCCTTCGCAAGCCGGCCGCCTACGTCGCCGACATTGTGCCGAGCGGGTTGAAGGGCGAGGACAAGGCGCCGAACTTTGCCGCTGAACTTCCTCTTCGCAAAGTCTGGCCATCGCAGGGCAAAGCAGCCATGAGCGGCAATGCTGAGTCTAGCTTCGAGTCGCTGATGCACGGGTCAGCCGAGGCACCGCGAGCCCGCCAAGCAACTGTCGCGGGGCTGAACCGCATCTTCGACCGTGCCAGCCGGAAAGTCGAGGGCAAGCGCTACCTCACCCGAGATCAGGCCGAGCACGCCATCAACACCCACCAGGTCCCTGAGGGGACGATCTTCGTCCGGACCCAGGCGCTCAAATCTCTTCTCGAAGGAGAGCACCACGTAGACCCCGCGACCTTCCACCGCGAACTCATGGCCGAGATCGAGCACGGTCAGAAGCTCGCCGCCAAGGACGAGTTGGGCGGAGAGATGGAAGCGATGAAAGCCAGCGGTGTCAAAGGCGAGAAATTCGCCCCGATGGACGCGGCTGCGATTCACGAGCTGATGGGGCACATGGAACCGCTGGGAAGGGCGACGCGCTACGCCGCCCACGCGACCAACTTCGCCACCCGCACGATCCTGAACTCCCCGGCCTTCGCTGCGATCCAGATCCCACAGGAGGGCTTGCCCCTCGCGGCCGCCTTGGGGCGCAACGTCGTGGATCTACCGAAAGCGATCGTGTCTCTGCATCAAATCTCCAAGCTCGATCCCGAGCTACAGGCCCAGATCAAGGCGACGGTGGGATCGTCGGCCGGAGTCCTCGGCGCCCCTTCGACCAAGGCGCTGCGTTCAGAGGGCTACATGAACCCGATCCGCGCCGCCGGCTCCTATCCGAAGTGGCGCCGGGTCTGGGATCTGATCAACGGCAACGTAATCGGCAAGTTCGACCGCTCTCGTGCCGGGCTCTTTCGAGAGACCGCAGCGATGGCGAAAATCAACGGCGACCTTCGACGCGCCAGCAAAGGCTTCAATGTCTGGCGCTCGTCGGCGAACAACCTCTTCAAGCACGAGCAAGAGGCCATCCAGGCCATGAAGGGGATGAACAGCGCGGAGCGGGCTGCCTACGTCGCCGAGCATCCCCGACTCGGCGACAAGCTGATGAAAGACCTGAACGGGATGGCGGGCAACTTCAACAGCTTCACGGTCTTCGAGAAACACCTCGCCCCGTTCACGATCTTCTACCCGTTCCAGCGCTACTCGGTGCTGTGGATGCTCTATCACTTCCCACTGGACCATCCGGTGGTCGCCACGGGCTTGACCCTGCTTGGTCAGGTCAATGCCCAAGAGCTTCAGAAAATCGCTGCGACCAAAGGTGCGACGCCGGACATCATCGACTACACGATGCCCGTCATCCAGAACGGAGAGGGCGAGGAAGCGACCGTGCTGCCGGCGGGCCAGCGCACCTTCCCCGGCCTTTCGACGGTGCAGTCAGCCGCGGTGACGGACAACCCGAGCCAGCTTCTCGGCGAGCTTTCCCCCGCCCTCCAGATTGGCGTTTCGGCTGCGGCGGGGGTTGACTCGTTCACCGGCCAGCCCCTTGGCGAAAACGGCTGGGAGTACGCGGCACGCTCCGCCTTGGCGCTCTCCCCCCTCGCCCGCTTCCTCGGTTTGCCCGCCACCGGCCAGGAGCAATCAGTCGCCTCCAAGGCCTACGAAGAACAAGACCCGTTGAAGAAATACCGCTCCGGCGTTAACCCCTTCATCGGTCAGACCGGGAAGCAGTACGCAGCGACGAAGGCGCTCAGCAAAGCCTTTGACGAGAAGTACAGCGACCCGGTCCCGTCGATCTTTGACAACCCCAAGATCGGTGAAGCCCTCTATGGCCCTGACGGCAAAGTCGATTGGGATCTGGTCAAACAGCTCATGCAAGAGCACAAGAAGGCTGAAGCCGGAAGCGACAAGGTCAAAAAGGCCGAGCAGAAATTCTTCGATGAGAGCGGCGGTGATTTCTCCGATGAACAGAGCAAAGCGCTCGGCATGTTGCAGGGCGGCCTGCTCGTCCCGCTGCCAGAAGAAAGCGCCGAAGACAAGCTGAACAAGCAGCTCGGCCTTCCGTCGATGCCCTCCAAGGCCGAGCTGGACAAGCAGTTGGGAATCCCCGCCGCGCCGAGTGCCGCCGAGCTAGACAAGCTCCTCGGGATTCGCTGATGGAGGCTTCAGCCAGCGCCGTAGAGGTCCGACTTCGCACGCACGAAGCACGCCTGGATTCGAGCCATCGGTCCGTCAGCGAGCTGCGGAACACCTCCGCCCGTCACGAGACCGAAATCAAGGTCACGGGCACTGAGGTTCGTGAAATCCGCGAGGACATCGCCGAGATGAAAGATGCCCTGGGCAAGGCTCGCGAAGAGCAGAAGGCCGAAATGGTTTGGATCAGGCGGGGGCTCTGGGCTGCTGCGGCTTCTTTTATGACCTTCGTCTTGATGCTGGCTGCCCTCATCCTCCAGGCGGCGGGCTGAAGTGGATCGCGTCCAGGTCGGCCCTGTCAGGGGAGTCAAGATTGCCGTCGCAGCCTTCGCTCTGAGCGTTGTTCTCTTCGCCGCGGTGGTCGGGATGGCGATCTACATCTTCAGCGGCAAGACCACCGAAGGCACCGAAACCCACGACGCGATCTGCGCCTTGACCGCCGACCTCGAAGAACGGACCACGGCTTCCAAAGTCTTCCTCGCCGAACACCCCAACGGTGCCTTCGGCATCCCAGCCTCAACGATCCGGGACAGCGTTCGCAATCAGGAACGCACCATCGACGCCCTCAGCGTCGTCTCTTGCTGAATCACTAACCCCTCCCAAGGAGGCTCCATGTCCCGCATCCGGGGGCTGCTCAAGCAGCTCGCAGAAACGCTCGGCCTCGATCAGGCGCAGCTAGCCCGTGCTCGTCGTCGCTACACGGCGAATCGGAAGCGTGCGTTCAAGGCCCACAACCAGCAGGTGAAGTGCCATGAACGGGCCGATGAGGCACGGCAGACCTACGAGTTCTACGGGACTGCTCGTCAGCGCAAGGCTGAAAAGGAAGACAAGGCCGCCCTCCGCTACGGGCACGTTGCCTTCAAGAACCATTCGCGTGCGCAGTACTGGCTCGGCCGCATCAAGACGCTGGTTCAGCAGATCCACGACCGGGAGATCAAGCAGGTCGAGCTTGAGGCCGAGATGCTGAAGCTCAACAAGGTCACGATCAAAGGCGACAAGGCGACTGGCGGAAGTCGCCGCCACCGCCTCAAGATGGTCGCCCTGCGCTCCGCGCACAACTGCGCCTCTGGAAAGCGCCCGAACTTCTACTCGCAGGTCGGGAGCTTCGACGCTGACCATTGCATCACCGGCCCCGCCTACGGGCACCGAGACGACTGCTCGTCCTGGTTCGCCTCGGTCTACAAATCGGCCGGGCTGGCTGATCCCTCGGGTCAGCGCTACACGGCTGGCTACACCGGAACTCTCGTCGCCAACGGCAAGCAGATCAGCGAGCCGGAGATCGGTTGCGCCGTCATCTACGGCAGCGGCGCAGGGCATCACGTCGAGATGTTCGTCGGCCCGGGCAACAAGACCATCGGCCACGGCTCAGCACCTGTTGACGCTGGAGTGATCGACCTCTTCGGCGATGGCGATTACCGCTTCTTCAAATACATCTAAACCGAAAGGCACCAATGAACACTGAGCCTGTAGCTCTCTTTGCAGCCATCGCAGTAGTAGTTGTCTGGGGCGCCAGCCTCTTTGGCGTCGTCCTCGACACCGGCGCCATCGAGAATGCTCTGATCAGCGGTGTCTTCGTCATCACCGCGATCCTCCAGCGCTCGAAGGTGACGCCGGCATGAGCCTCGTCAGCGTCCTTGTCCTCGTCCTGATCGTGCTGCTGATCCTCGCCGTTCTCAACCGGGTTTGAACACCGCTCGCAAAGGAAACGCAGCGGAGCGATTCGTCGCCAAGGATCTCGAACGGAGAGACTTCCTTGTCGGTTCCCGCCGCCATGTGGGCGGATCTGGAGACCACATCGCTGTTCACCCAGGCGGAGAGATCTGGTTGGTTGAGGTCAAGGCAACCAAGGAGCGATTTGGCGGCTTTACTCCCGGCGACCGGGAAGCGATGAAGGCGACTCCCCTTCCCCTCAGCGGCCAGCGCTACCTGGCCCACGTCACCGGCTCAGGAGATCGCCTTGCCGTCGAATACGTCCACGAACGCGACTGGCCCTAGACGCACGACAGGCCCGCCGAAGCGAGCCTGTCACGCAAGTAGCTACCTATCCCTTTACGTAGGTCGATTGCTCGCCCTGCGCTCAGCGTCAGCAGCACCTGTCGAAGAGATTCAAGCCTAGCGGATGCAGCTTTCGGTTTGTCAACGTCGGGTAGTCAATGCAGGAACGCCCCCGGCAGGATTCGAACCCGCGACCACAACCCTTCGACAGGTGCGCTCTATCCACTGAGCTACGGGGGCACGCCCCGTCTCTCAACGAAGCTCGCTGATTTTAATGGCGAAGCCCGACTATTCGTCTCTAGCGCCCGATCCCCGAGGAAATTAACCGCAGCACGCGTTCGCATCGCAGCACGGTCTTCCGGTCTTCCATGCCCCGCATCGCCGCCCGGGCAATGTCCGCTTCAGCCTCAGAGCCTCCAGCTTGCATGAGGGACTTGACCCATCGCTCGCTAGCCTCTTCGACCCTCTCGTCATGCTTCACCAGCATCAGGATCACTAGCTCCACAGACTCCGCCGGCGATAGCGGATGTTGCTCTGCCATCCAGCGGGCGGCTTGCTCAGCCTTAGCCAGATCCAGGACGGAGATCGCGTTGCGGAACATCTCCGAGGCGTCCGTTCGGTTCACGAACGCATGTTCGGCGAGACCGTCGCTCAAAGTCAAATCTCAAGCCCCGTCTTCTCAGTAGAGAGAGGGCGGGGCTTTTTTATGGGTACGCCTCGGGTTCCAGGAGCTTAATTCGGGTCTGCCCCTGGGAGAGGACAATCGCTCCAGCGAATTCGCGAGTTAAGCGGGCGGGTTGACGGGGTCGAACCGGTCGGCCCGCCTTTCGCCTGAACCGGCTTAGCTAGCAGCGAATGCGCTTATTGTGGATGAGGACGTCCGGGGCGGCTGGGGGCAAGACCGCAATCGTGACCCACTGACATACGCCCCCATCTCGAAAGTAGGCGGTGGATCGGCAATCGACGCGATGGGCCGAACGTCGGGCGCATGGACCTACCGTCCATGATTGGCATTCATCCGTGTTCGCGCAGACATTTGCGGTAGAACGCTGAACTGCTCGTTTCGCGTAACCAAATCGGACCTGGTATCCCGCCGCGGCGGTCCCCACAAGCAAAAGCAGGGCAGCCAGCGTGGCTCCTAGTGCGAGTTTTTTCATGCCCTCCCCCTCAGTAGACGATCGCGAGATTACCTAAAGCGGGCCGACCCCGCGAAGGATCAGCCCGCTACCAGCTAGCCGATCTTGACGATCTCCGTCACGGGAATGGTCCGCTCTGCCTTTGCGATGGTCACCTGCCTCACCTCCCTCAGTCGGGGTTGCTTGGCGGACCTAGAGCTGCGCAAGGACCGTTACGCAGCGTGGTTCTCGTTAAGCGCAACCAGCAAGAAAACCCGTTGACTGGGGCTACGCTTAGCCTCCAACTACTTCTTGGAGGTCATCGAATGGCCAGCAGGCTCAAGCATCGGAAGGCGACCCAAAATCGGCTGAAGGCGATGGCCCATCCGATGCGCGTAGCAATCTTCCGCGTCCTCACCGAACGGGTTGCCAGCCTGGGAGAGATCACGCGCGAGCTGGACCTACCCCGCGAGGAAATGGGCAATGTCCGCTTCCATCTACACCAGCTCGTCAAGCTCGGCTGCGCCGAAGAGGTCGGCAAACGCCTCGTAAACGACCGCAACGTCAAGGTCTACAAAGCCATCGACCGTGCGCTGGTCGAGACCGATGAGTGGGAAGACTTCGTCAAGGTGAGCCAGGAGCTCGCCGACCACGTCCTGGGGGAGCTCATGCAGGTCCTCCTAGACCGCCTTACGGAATCAGCGAAGGCAGGTATCCTGAGTGGCGATTCAGATCTCCACCTGACCCACACGCCGATGATCTTGGATCAGCCAGGAGTTGAGGAGATGCTTGCGCTGGCCGAACGAACTCGATTAGAGGCGGCAGAGATCGAACGCCATGCAGCCAAACGTCGTAGCTCTACGGGCGGGGCGATCCACGCCTCGAACTGCATCCTCTTCTTCAAGACCCCTGCTTAGTTTTTCCTCCGCAGCTTTAGGCTTGACAAGGGACTCTCGCGTCGGGAAGACTCTCTGACCAGTCGATAAAACCGGAGTTTCTGGGAAGGACGAGGTGTCAGGGCGCGACGAAGAGAGGGAGTTGGCGGAGGCACTAGTTGCCGTTAGGCGGGCGGCTACAGCGATCCGCCTCCCGCGCCACGCTCGAGCTGCTCTACGCGCTGCGTCAGGTGTCCTAGAGCTTTACGTATCCCATCCGTCTCTTCGGTTAGTGCCCCCAACCCATCCCCCACAGCAGAACGCGTCTCCGCCAGTTCCTCCCGCAGCAGATCAATCTGCCCTGGCTCCGGTTCGCTGAGGCCGAGGAGGTCGCGCCGGCCCGTCGCCTCGGCGACGAGGATTGCGATAGCGCGTCGCTTCTCAATGGTGTCTCCGAGGCTGGCTTCCTCGCCGGCCTCCCATCGTCCAACCGTCTTCTTGTCGCGCCCCAGCCACTCGCCCAATGCCTGCTGGCTCATCGCCCCACGCGCCTCCTTGATGGCCTGAGCGAGGGCGTCTTTGTCGTTGTAGACCGGTTTCACGCGCTGAACCATACGTCCCATCGCGTCTCATGGAAGAGACTCCTTGACACCGCCGAAGACTCTGTGGTACAAATAGAGACATGGCGGGAACGAAAGCGACTCTGCGGTACCAGCCCAATCGCAAGCTCCAGGGTCTTCGCATCAACGCGGGGATGTCGCCAAACGATCTCGGCTACCAGGCGGGCGTCTCTGGCAAGACGATCCGGATGGTCGAGGCGGGTCACACGCCGAGCCCTCGAATCCAGTTCGCAATCGCTGAGGTCTTTGGCCTCCTGCCCCTCGATCTCTGGCCTCTCCATGAGCGCCGCCATCTCCAGCGCGGGGCAGTTCCAGCGTGAGTGTCGATCTCAAAGCCGAGCGCCTGAATCGCGGCCTGAGCCTCGACGCTCTGGCTGCTGAGACGGGGGTACCGAAAAGCACTCTGGCGCGAGCCGAGAACGGTGGCCCGCAGCCGACCGCTAGCAACGCCTTCGCCATCGCCGACTTCTACGGCTTCAAGGTCACCGAGATCTGGCCCCTCCCAGAGAAGGCCAGCGCATGACCCTCTCCGTCGAGTTGCCGGTCTGTCCGACGTGCGACCGGATCGGGAAGCTCCCCAGCCACCTGACCCGCAAGGACTGGTGCAACGGCGGAGTCGGCAAGCGCCAGCACAAGGCCGTGAAAATGCAGAAGCGGGTCTTTGTAGAGAAGGCGAGCGAGTAATGGCCCTCGCCAAGGCAGCCATGCGCTACTCCCGTCGCGCCAAGCCCTGTCCTCGCGGAGGGAAGAAGAGCTTCAAGACCAAGCGCAAGGCACGCGTTCTTGCTGAGCAGCTCGAAGCGGTTCAAGAGATCCCGATGTATGTCTACCGCTGCAAGAACTGCTGCCTCTTCCATCTCTCCCGTCAGGCGCCAAACGTCAAGGAGGCAGCATGATCCACTGGCTCTTTACCCACCCTGAGCTAGTTGTTCTCGGCTACTTCGTAGTCGCAGCCCTGGGCCTTCTCCTCTTCTACTGCATGGTCAACGCGGGGGGAGAGGCTCCGACGTTCGTAGAGGTCGAAGAGATCCCGAGCGCCTGGGACACCTTCCCCGAGAAGTGGGTTCCTCCGGCTGCTGAATCGCACCTCGGCAAGGAGCACGTTGGGGAGAGGCGGCGGGCGGCATGAAAAGGGTTTACGGCAGCCCCTCAATCGAGGCAGCCTTTACGGCGCAGGACGAAGCCTTCTTGGCGGCTGAGGCTCGCGGCTTTGAGGTAGCCAACGGCCTGATCGAGACCGCTCATTTGGACTCCCGCCTTGCTCGGTTCCAGAAGGAGGGCGAAGCCATCAAGGCCAAGCTGATGGAGCTTCACAAGGACGAAGCCGCCAACTGCATGGAGATGGCCTTGGCCGCTGCCGAAGACTCGAAGGCGGCGCTCTAGATGCCGACCTATGAGGTCAAGAGCGTCGGCGCCGAACCACGCGAGTGGTCGAGTACCCACGGCGGGAGCTTCCTCTCCTACAAGGTTGACCTCGCCGAAGACGGCGGCGCCGTCGCGATGGGAATCGAGTGGACCAAGAAGCCCGAGAGCCAGCCCCCAAGCGTCGGCGAACGAGTAGTCGGCCACCTTGAACCGGGGAAATTCTCGGAAAAGTTCAAAATCGACTACGAGGCGACCAAAGAATTGGGCGGGGGAGCGTCGCGCGAAGCACAGACCGGGACCGCTGGGTCACGCAACGGAGGGGGCAAGCGCGATTGGAAGCCCGAGAGCGAGAGGGACCCGGAGCGCTCCGCCCGCATTCTCCGTCAGCACTCGCAGGAGATGGCTCTGCGGGCGGCTTGTTCCGCTGGCTATTTCCAGGGTGAGATCACCACCGAGAAGCTCCGGGACGACCTCATCCCACTCGTTGATTTCTTCGACCAAGATGTAAACAAAGCCGGTCAGGCTGCGAAGCAGGCTCAGGGTTCAGCCCCCCCTGCCCAAGAAGGCGCTGCCCCTCTTCCCAGCGCCTCCCCTGGGCCTGTCTCGCAGCCAGCCGACGATACGCACCAGTACTTCTGCAAACTCCTAGAGGACGCTGCCCTCAACCCCGACGCAGCCAGCGCTCTCGCCACCTTCATCGTTGAGAAGTTCGACAACGATCAGCGCAGGCGAGCGGAAACCGGTCTCAAGCATCTCGACACGCAGAAAGAGACGCTCGACAAGGCGCGCTACTCCTACGAAAAAGCGACGGGCCAGTTGCTTCCCGATCCGGCCGATGACGAGTCGATCCCGTTTTGATGGCGGCGATCACCAAAGCCGACATTCGCCGAGAGATCGCAGACGCCTGTCGGGATCTCTCGCGGGATGCTCGCCGCTCCACCGATGGAAGGTCCATCGTTTGCGTGCAGATTGATCTTCCGTCTCAGAGTGACGCAAGAGAGAGCCTCGCAGCGCATCTCGAAGTCATCGCCGCAGAAGTTGAGGCCCGCTGATGTACGCCGGCCCTCGCCCAAAGCCCTTCCCCTCGGTCCTCCAGGGAGACGATCCGGCGACTGAAGCTGAGTTCGCCCGAGCTATGGCTGACCTCCGCCGGGAAGATGCAGAACAGGCCGCCTTGGAGGACGCTGCCGAGTTCCTGATCGCGAGAGGGAGCCGCGCCGAAGAGAAGTGCGAACGGGAATACACCCGGATGGAATCCGAGGTCGATTACCACGAGCAGGTGATCGGGTGAGCCGGACTCCCGACCCCCTAGACATGCTTGATGTGATCGAGGAGTCACGCCAGTGCGCCATGCAGCGTCGAGAGGCCGCCGTGGATCACATGGCGACCGTTGCCCTTCAGGCGATTGTCGAAGGCCGGGACGTTCGGGAGGTGGCACGGCGCTGCGGCTTCGCCAAAATGGCGGAGAAAGTCGCTCCCGCCGAAGTTCCCGCGGAAATGTCTGGGGGACTCTTGTTTTCCTGGGGGACCGAACGTCCCGAGAAGGGGCCAGATGAGCGCTTCGCCGACTGGCTTGCGCAGGCCGTCAAGAAGCTCGTTATGGAGGGGCTGGCGTGAGCCGCGAATACTTCACGCAACGCCCCTCGCGCCTGCGCCGACTGCTCCGCGCCCTGAAGTGGAGGCGACGGTAATGGGCTACGCATTGCGCGCGGTTTTTTGCCTAGCGGGAGGCATCGCTTTCTTTGTCGTCGGCAGCATCAAGTCGGACGCCGGCTTGGTCGGCGCTGGCACGGCTCTGGTCTTTATCGCTGGGATGAATTTCGAGCTTTGGGGGGAACGATGACTGCCCTTCCGCAGCCGAGCGAAGTGATCGCGTTCCTGGACACCGCCGCTGGCGACCTCGATCGCCTCGGCAAGGAACTGGAGGCAGCCCACCTCGACCTTGGGGACGCCGAGACCGTCTACGAGCAGGCGATGGATGAGGCGCTGCTGGAGCTTGTCGAGGAATACGAGCTGACGGGCAAGCGTCTGCCGGGCGAAGATGTCCGGCTCGCCAAGGCTCGCAAGCGGATCGACTTCGCGCTCTACTCGACCTTCAAAAAGGCCAAGCGCCGAGTCGAAGGGCTCAACCTCCACAGCCGCAAGCTGGAGACCGCCATCAGCGCCCGTCAGAGCACCTTGAAGGGGCTGCGGGAAGGCATGTCATCCGAAGGCTTTGGGCACACGGGGAAGACCTTTGGGAGGCAAGCGGCGTGACCGATCCCATCCTTTCCCTTGCCGACGCCGTCGCCGAGACGCCATGGTCGGAATCGACCCTCTATAGGGAGGCACCGAAACCAGATAGCCCCTTTCACAAGCGTGGGGGCCGTTGGGTCACGACCGAATCCGATCTTCTTGCCTGGGTCCGCAGCGGCCCAAAGCCCGAGCGCCAGCACCGCGCCGAGTCTCCGATGCCTAGACCGCGCTCCCGTCGCCGCAGTAGTTTCGGCGCACTGGTCAATCAGTTTGAAAGGGGCGCAGCGTAATGGCATCAATCCACCCGACGAAGCACGGGACCTATGAAGTGAAGTGGCGCGAGAACGGCTGCCAGAAATCTGAATCGGAAAAGACGAAACGCGAGGCCGTAGCGCTCAAGGTCGCCGTAGAGCGGCGTCTCGAAGGTGGCGGGGTGGTCGTTCGCAGCAAGGACGCGCCAAAGCTGGAGCAGTTCTCGGCGGAATGGCTCGCCGCTCGCCGGGACCTCGAGGATTCCACCAGGGCTAATTATCAGGCGTGGCTCGAAGTTCACATCCTGCCGATCCTCGGCAGCTTCTCGATTGCCGATCTTCGGCCCAGGCTTTTGCAGGAATGGCAGGACACGCGCCTTGCTGAAGGCGCAGGCCCAGCGGTGCTTGGGAAGGCACAGGCTCTGCTCTCCCAGATCCTCAACAAGGCCGTGCTGCCCTACGAATACCTCGACGTAAACCCGGTCGCGGCATTGGACCCGCCGACCTATGAGAAGCGCCAGCACCGCTGGCTCACGGCGGCTGACGTTGAGGCGCTGCGGTCCTGGTTCATCGCTCAGGACGACATCGGCTCGGCGACTCTCATCTCCGTCTTGGCCTACGTCGGCATTCGCCCACAGGACGCCCTCGCCCTCTCCTGGCCCGACGTTGGGCAGCGTCTCAGCGTGACCAAGAAGAACTCCAACGGAGCGATCAAGCCGGGGTCGAAGACAGGGCAGGGCTACAAGCGCACCGTCTACCTGCCGGAGCCCGTCGCTGCCGACCTCGCGGAGTGGCGAGCCCTTCACGAGGGCGCCTTGATCTTCAATCGCAACGTCGATGGCGGTCCCTGGACGAAGATCGACTGGGACAACTGGCGCTCCCGGTTCCGCAGAGATAAAAGCCGTGGGCACTGCTTCAAGAAGGCGGCGATTGAAGTCGGGCTGGGGGAGACCCTGCGGCCCTATGACCTTCGCCACACCGGGGCTTCGCTCTACGCCGCTACGGGCTGGGGGGCACCGGAAATCGCCCATCAGCTCGGACACTCGCCAACCGAGAGCCAGCGGACCTACCAGCACGTCCTCCTAGCCGACGGAGCAGCGCCCCGGAGGTCGATAGAGGACTACATCCGAGAGGCGCGAGGCTTCGCGCCGGCCGAGTATGTTCGGGATTCGTTCGGAGTGGAGGCCCCGTGACCGCAAGCTTTCCTGTTCGGTTTGGCTCTAGGATTGCCCCACGCGGACGTAGCTCAGTTGGTAGAGCGCAAGCTTCCCAAGCTTGAGGTCGCGGGTTCGACCCCCGTCGTCCGCTCTCTCGTCGTCGCCCGCATCACCGGGCGGACGACGCAGCCGCAGCCCTCAGGCCGCGGCTGCCAGGGGCTGAAGAGGAGCGTCGGCGGCCTTCTCGGTCGAGACCGGGATTCGGTAGAAGTGCTCCGTTGCGCCCCTCACCTGCTGCTGGCGCACCAGCTGTATCAGCCCTGCTTTCGCCAGCTCGGTGACGTGGTAATTCGTATTGCTGAGAGGAATCTGCAGCTCTTGGCTGAGATCGCTGGGCGAGAGGGTGCGCCCCCCGTCCATTCCGAGGATTTCCAGGATCGAGATCCGCAACGGATGCGCGGTCGCCCGCGCCAGATGCTCCCAGTCGAGGGGGAGCGACGAGTGCTTCCCGTTCCCGTTGGCGTGAATCCCGTTCTGGCCGATGGCTGAGTGACCGTTGAGGCTTTTCATGGAGGGCAGGTTACCAAAAAATATTGATTCATGTCATCAAAATCGGGTAGCGTCGCTTTGGGATGAACCGGAGGAAAGGGAATAGCCGATGAGGGATAGACGAGGTCTTTTCGCTTTGCCAGGCGTGATCGCGCTGCTGCTCGCGGCCCCGGTGGCGAGCGCCAGCACCGGCGACATCATCGCCCCCAGCGACCCCCGCAATCCCACCGCCGATTCGGGCTGGCAGGCAGGCACCTGCCGGGACGACACGCCGACCTGCAGCGTCGACACCCCGACCCAGTTCTTCGAACAGGCAGCGGGTCATCCGCCGGTCGGTTTCACCCAGTTCATCGTCAAGCACTCAACCGAAACCGTCGGCCCGCTGACCCTGAAAAAACCGGTCGGCGAACTCAAGGACGTACGGGTCGACCTGCCGGTCGGGCTCAGCGTCAACCCCGGCGCGACGCCGCGCTGCGACCTCGCCGTCTTCGAAGGCTCGGCGGCCGCCTGTGGGCTGCCGGCGAAAGTGGGGGACGCGTTCGTCACCGCCGCCGACCCGCTGCTCGGGGCCGTCGCGCTGCCGCTGACCGCGGCCGTCTACAACATCAAACCGCCGCCCGGCGAACCGGCCCGCTTCGGCCTCGAACTGCTCGGCAAGGAAATCTTCCTCAAGGCCGACGTCGCCTGGGCCGGCGATTTCCACGAGGGCTTCACGATCGCGGTGCCGAAAGCGCTCGAACTGCCGGGCCTCGAAGGCGTGATCCTCCAGAACCGGCTCGTCTTCGACGGCACCGCCGGCGACGGCACCTTCATCACGACCCCCAGCACCTGCCTCGGCGAGGGGACCCCCGGTCCCTCCGGGAGCATCTACTCGACCTATCTGCTCGCGGCCTCCTACGCCGAAGAGGCAAGCGGTGGCTATGTCTTCCCGCAGAGCGCCGAACCGCGCTTCGAGTCGCCGATTCCGCCGGGGACCTCGCCCAAAGAATGCGAGACGATTCCCTACGACCCGGCGCTCGCCGTCGACCCGAACACGGCCCAGACCGACTCGCCGTCGGGGGCCGCCGTGGACGTCGACGTCCCGCACATCCTCGATCCCGGCAAAGAGGAAAAACAGGACAGCTCGGTCACCAGAGCCGCCCAGGTCGCCCTGCCGGTCGGGATGGGGATCAACCCCTCCGCGGCCAACGGCCTGCAGGTCTGCACCGATGCCCAGTTCCGCAAGCAGAGCAGCACCCCGGGCACCGACTGCCCGGGGCCCTCGAAGGTCGGCACGGTCGAGATCGCTTCGCCACCGCTGCCGGAAGGGACGCTGAACGGCAACGTCTACGTCGGCCAGCAGCTCAGCCGCGACCCGACCTCCGGCCAGGAGTACCGGATCTTCATCGACGCCGAGTCGGCGCGTTACGGGATCACGGTGCGGCTGGTCGGCAACGTCAGCGCCGATCCGCGCACCGGGCAGCTGACCACGACGATCTCGGAAACCCCGCAGGTGCCGTTCACCTCCTTCGACCTCCATTTCGACGGCGGTCCCCGGGCCGTGCTCAGTAGCCCACCGATCTGCAAGCCCGCTGAGGCGAGCGGGCGCTTCACGCCGTGGTCGGGCAACCCACCGGCGTCGAGCTCGGCGCCGATCGTCCTCACCAGCGCCCCGGGTGGCGGCGCCTGCGCGAAGACGATGGCCGAGCGGCCCTTCGCGCCGGCCTTCGTGGCGCGGCCGAAAGGGACGCGGGCGGGCGCCTTCAGCCCGGTCGCGGTCCACATCGAGCGTGGCGACGGGCAGCAGGAGCTGAAAGGCGTCGACATCACCCTCGCCCCCGGCATGACCGGGAAGCTCGCCGGCATCCCCTATTGCTCTGCCGCGGCGCTGACGGCTGCGGCTGCGAAGGGCGGCGGCGAAGAGCGTTCGAGCCCGAGCTGTCCGCCCGCAAGCCATGTCGGTTCCGCCGCGATCGCGGCCGGCACCGGCCCGGCGCCGCTGCGGATCGAAGGTCAGGTCTTCCTCTCAGGCCCCTACCACGGGGCTCCTCTCTCCCTCGCAGTGATCACCCCCGCCACGGCCGGGCCCTTTGATCTGGGCACGGTCGTGGTGAGGGTGGCGCTGTTCGTGGACCCCGAAACGGCGCAGATCCACGCCGTCTCCGACCCGATCCCCGACGTCTACGGCGGCACCAAGCTCAGCATCCGCTCGGTCGACCTCAACATCGATAAGAAGAACTTCACCCTCAACCCGACCAGTTGCGGCCCACTGACCTCGGCCGGCACGCTCAGGGGCGGCGGTGCCGACCCGGCGAACCCGGCGACCTTCTCGTCCTTCCCGGTCAGCACCCCGTTCCAGACCAGCGACTGCGGCGCCCTCGGCTTCCGGCCGAAGCTGTTCACGCGGCTCTACGGCGGGCGCAAGGCGACCAAGCGTGGGCAGCACCCGAAATTCCGCGCTGTCCTCGTCGCCCGCGACGGCGACGCCAACATCGCCCGCGCCGCGGTCACCCTGCCGCATTCCCAGTTCCTCGACCAGGCGCACATCGGCACCGTCTGCACCCGCGTCCAGCTTGCCGCCGGCAAGTGTCCGGACCGCGCTGTCTACGGCTACGCCCGCGCCCGCACGCCGCTGCTCGACGACGAACTGGCGGGTCCCGTTTACCTCGTCTCCTCCGACCACGAACTGCCGGACCTGCTTGCCGACCTCCACGGTCAGGTCGACGTGCGCCTGCGCGGGGTCATCAGCGCCACCAAGGCGCGGATCAAGAACGTCTTCTACCCGGTGCCCGACGTCCCGGTCAGCAAGTTCGTGCTGACGATGAAGGGCGGCAAGAAGGGCCTCCTGGTCAACTCGCGCGACCTCTGTGCCCAGCCCTCGTTCTCGTTCATGAACTTCAAAGCGCAGAACGGCAAGAAGCTGAAGAAGAAGAAGCTGCCGCTGCGCGTGCCCGCCTGCCGACACGGCGGCGGCAAAGGGAAGCACAAGAGCGATTGAGAACCGGCGGCGGCGGGTATGTCCGCAGCGAGTCCTGGGAGGGATCGATTGCAAGCGGCCGTGGGTGGCCACGACGGAAGGAGCTTCGATGAGGGGTAGGACGAGGGCACTGACGACGGCGGTCGCCGCGACGGCGCTGGGTCTTGCCTTGATCGCTCCGACCGCGCAGGCGGTCGACATCATCGAAAGCCAAGTGCCCGAATCGCCTCAGATGGGTTGGCAGGCCGGGACGTGCACCAAAGATCTGCCGGAGTGCTCCAACGAGACGCCGAGCCAGTTCTTCACCCAGGCCGCCGGACACCCCCCGGTCGGCTTCACCCAGATCATCGTCAAACATGGTGCTCCGGCGGAAACGCCGGTCGGTAGCCTGAAGACCGTCCTCGTCGACCTCCCGGTCGGGCTCAGTGTTAACCCGCAGGCGGCTCCGCAGTGCATCCTGGAAAACGGCAAATTTCCGGCTGGTGGTTGTGCTGCCGACACCAAAGTCGGTGAAAGCCTTGTCACCGTCTCGATCCCCCCGCTCGGCCTACCGACCGGACCCCTCAGCTTTCCCGTCTACAACATCGCTCCCCGTCCGGGAGAACCGGCGCGCTTCGGCTTCATCCTTAACCTCGGCAACCTCCCCTTGGTCGGCGCGATCAACCTCGGCGAAGTCTTCCTCAACGCCGGAGTCGAGTGGGAGGGCAACTACCACGAGTACTTCACGATCCACGTGCCGCAGGCTCCGCTCGGAGTGAAAATCCTCAAGAACCGCCTCACCTTCGACGGGCTGACCGAAACCACCGGCAATGGCGGCCGCTTTCTGACCACGCCCAGCACCTGTGGCGATCCGGAAGCCAGCAGCGTCTACAGCACCTTCCTGCACGCCGACTCCTACGAGGAAAGTGCTCCCCAGGACGACTACGACGTCGCCGCGCCGGCGCCGCCGAGCACGGCCTTCCTGGCCGGCTCGGAGCTGAATGAGTCGCCGTTGCCGCGGATCGACGGCAAACAGCGGGTGCGTCCAACGGGCTGCGACAAAGTCCCGTTCAACCCGAGCACGTCGGTCGAGCCGAACACGGCTCAAACCGATTCGCCGTCGGGTGCGACGGTCAACGTCAGCGTCCCCTTCGAACCGAAAGCGCCGATCTACAACTCGAACGTGCGAGTGGCACGGGTCACCCTGCCCGCCGGCATGGGTGTCAACCCATCGGCTGCACCCGGCCTCAAGGCCTGCGCGGATGACCAGTTCCATAAGGGCAGCCGGGTCCCGGTCGCCTGTCCCGGCGACACCAAAATCGGCACGGTTGCGATCGATACGCCGGTGCTGCCGAAAGGCACGCTGACCGGCAACGTCTACCTCGGCACCCAGCAGAGCAACGACCCCGAATCGGGCAACCTCTACCGGATCTTCCTCGAGGCCGGGTCAGCGGCCCGCGGCCTCTCGGTACGACTGGTCGGCAACGTCATCGCCAACCGTCAGACCGGTCAGCTGACTGCGGTCGTCAACGAAGCGCCGCAGGTCCCGTTCGACCAGGTCCAGGTCAAACTCAACGGCGGCCAGACGGCGACTCTGACCAGCCCGCCGACCTGCGGCCCGAATAAAACGAGCCACGCGATGACCGCCTGGTCGGGCACCCCCGATGGCGGGCCGGCCGACAAAGGCTTCACGCTCAGCTCCGCTCCGGGCGGCGGCGCCTGCGCCAAAGACATGGCCTCGCGGCCCTTCGCGCCGAGCTTCAAAGCCGGACCGCGGAGCAGCAACGCCCTGACCTTCACCCCGTTCACGGTGAACATCGTCCGCAACGACGGTCAGCAGGAGCTGAAAGTCGTCGATATCACCCTGCCGCCGGGGGCTACCGCGAAGCTCGCGGGCGTCCCCTACTGCCCGCCCACGGCGATTGCCGCCGCGGCGGCGCAGAGCGGCAAGGCCGAGAGCGCCAAAGCCAGCTGCCCCAGCGCCAGCCAGGTCGGCGTGGCCACCGTCACCGCGGGCTCGGGCTCCTCGCCGCTGCAGATCGGCGGCAAGGCCTATCTCGCGGGTCCATACAAGGGCGCGCGGCTCTCGCTCGTCGTCGTCACGCCGGCGACTGCCGGTCCCTTCGACCTCGGCACCGTCGTGGTCCGGGTGCCGCTCTTCCTCGACCCGGAAACGGCACAGATCCACGCAGTCTCCGACCCGATCCCCGACGTCTTCGGCGGCGCCAAGCTCGACATCCGCTCGATCGCGGTCAACGTCAACAAGAACGACTTCACCCTGACCGGCACCAACTGCTCGAAATTCGCCACCGCCGGCGCGCTCAAGGGCGGCGGGGCGGATCCGGCAAACCCCGCCACCTACTCGTCGTTCCCAGTCTCCGATCCGGTCCAGCTCAACGGCTGCGACGCGCTCAAGTTCCGGCCGAAACTGAACCTGCGCCTGTTCGGAGCCACCAAACGCGCCAAGCACCCGCGGCTGCGGGCGGTCCTGAAGGCCCGTGCCGGCGACGCCAACATCGCCCGTGCCTCGGTCGGCCTGCCACACGCCCTCTTCCTCGATCAGGCGAGCCTGGGGAAGATCTGCACCCGGGTCCAGTTCGCGGCCAACGCATGCCCGAAGAAATCGGTCTATGGCCGCGCTCGCGCCTTCACCCCACTGCTCGGTCAGCCGCTCGAAGGGCCGGTGTACCTGCGTTCGTCGAACAACACGCTGCCGGATCTGGTGGCCCATCTGCAAGGCCAGGTCGATATCGACCTGGTCGGTCGGATCGACAGCTTCAAAGGCGGCATCCGCACCACCTTCGACCGCGTCCCCGACGTGCCGGTCTCGAAGTTCACGATGATCCTGCCCGGCGGCAAACACGGCCTCCTGGTCGCCTCCAAGGACCTCTGCAAAGGCAAGGTCAAGGCGGTCATCCAGCTCAAAGGCCAGAACGGCAAGAAATTCAACAAGCGGACGAAGCTGCGGACGCCGTGCGGCAAGAAGCAGAAGAACCACGGGCCGAAACGTCACAAACAGAAGCACCATTCATAGCTCCCGGAATGGCCTCATTGTCCAATTTGTCGCAATCAGCACTTGATTCGACAGCCGCGGTCTGTAGTGTCTTCAGCGGGAGAAGTTCAGAGCGCTACGCAGGGGAAGCGTTTCGCTCAACGGGTTACAGAGGAGGGATTTAATGGCTAGGCGCTTTTTAATCGCTATTGCGATTGCTGCCTTGGGCGTTTTCCTTGCCGCACCTGCGGCCAATGCTGCGTTCGGCATTGAAAAATGGGAAGCCCAGACGTGCAAAGAAGACAAAACGGCCACGGCAGAACCATGCCTTGCCACCGAAACGACGAAACTGTTCACGGAAGCGGCGAGGCACCCGAACTTCGGGATCACCGCTTTCAAACTCAACTCCACGGAAGTCGCACCCGGTTCTTTCGTCCCCGAAGGGAACGTCAAAGACATCCGCGTCGAACTTCCGCGTGGACTCGCCGTCAATCCCGAGGCGACGCCGAAGTGCACGGTGGCCCAGCTCGAATCCGGGCCGGCAATCGTGACCGCCTGTCCCGCAGCTTCACGGGTGGGGACGGATTTCTTGACGGCGATCGTTGCCGCCGGCCCACCGCCCGTTGTAGCAACGATCCCGATCCCCGTCTACAACGTCGAGCCACCGTTCGGCGTGCCCTCTCAGGCTGGGTTCCGGGCGACCGGTCCGCCGACCTTCCTGGTCGGTGACCTCGACCCGGTCGATCAGCACGTCTCCTTCAACACCGAGGTCGAGTCGCCGGCCGAAGGCGGTCCGCCCGTGATCGGCTCGCGTCTCGTCTTCAACGGCAAAGCCGGCACCGGTTATCTGACGATGCCGAGCGAATGCGCGGGTGGCCAGACGACCATCCTCAAGGTGGATTCCTACCAGGAACCGGGCGTCTTCAAAGAAGCCAAATCGACCACCTTGCTCGGTGCGTCCGACTGCGACAAAGTCCCGTTCAAACCGACCATCGCCACCAGCGCCGACGGGCCCAAAGCGACGGACTCGCCGGAACCGGTGACGGTCGACCTCGGCATCCCCTATGAACCGAACCCGGAAGGGACGATCAACTCCTACCTGAAGACGGCGAAAGTGACGCTGCCCGAAGGAATGGGGATCAATCCCTCCTCGGCCACGCTGACGCCGTGTACCGATGCTCAGTTCCATAAGGGCACGAACCAGGAAGTCGAATGCCCGGGTCCTTCGCAGATCGGCACGGTCAAGGTCGAAACGCCGGCACTCCCGGCCAACTCGATCGGCGGCGCGGTCTACTTGGGGGAGCCGCTGAAAAACGGTCCGGGAGCGTCCAGCACGGGCGAACAGTTCCGGATTTTCATCCATGCCTCCGGTCCCGAAAGGGGCATCAACGTGCGCTTGGTCGGGAAGGTGTTTCCGAACGCCCTCACCGGCCAGTTGACGGCGATCGTCGAAGAAAACCCGGAAGCGCCGTTCAGCTCCTTCCAGCTCCGCCTAAACGGAGGGCCGAAGGGCACGCTGACTACGCCGGACGTATGCGAAAGCAAAACGACCACCGATCTGACGCCGTGGTCGGGCAACCTGGACCAGAACACGCCGGAAAGCCCGTTCACGCTGACCAGCCTCCCGGGTGGCGGTAACTGCCCGAAAACGCTGGCAGAGCGTCCCTTCGCCCCGAGCTACACGGCGAAATCGGACAGCACTCTGGCGGGCGCCTACAGCCCGTTCCGCGTCAGCATCGGGCGTCCCGACGGCCAGCAGGAGCTGAAGGTCGTCAACGTGACTCTGCCGAAGGGCCTGACCGGCAAGCTCGCCGGCATCCCCTACTGCTCCGAGGCGGATATCGCCGCCGCGGAGGCGAGCAGCGGCAAAGCGCAGCAGGCCGCCTCGAGCTGTCCGTCCGCGAGTCAGATCGGGGTCACCTCGACCCTGGCGGGCTCCGGCTCGGAGCCGTTCAAGATCGCCGGCAAGGCGTTCATGGCCGGTCCGTACAAGGGCGCGCCCTTGTCGCTGGTGGTCATCACGCCGGGTGTCGCCGGTCCGTATGACATCGGCACCGTCGTCGTCCGGGCCGCGCTCAATGTGAACCCGTTCACGGCCCAGATCAACGCCGTCTCCGACCCGATCCCGAACGTGTTCGGCGGGGTCAAGCTGGACGTGCGCTCGATCGTTGTCGACATCGACAGGAGCCAGTTCATGAAAAACCCGACGAATTGCGAAGTCGGGGCGGTCAGCGGCACGATCAACGGTGGAGGGGCGAACCCGGCCGACCCGGCCTCGTTCAGCTCCTACGGTGTCAGCACGGCCTACCAGGCGAGCGAATGCAACAAGCTCGCCTTCAAGCCGAAGCTGTTCACCCGGCTCTACGGCCCGACCAAGCGGGCGAAGAACCCGCGCATCCGGGCGATCCTGGAAGCACGCGAAGGCGATGCCAACGTGGCCCGTACGGCCCTGACGCTCCCGCACTCGCTGTTCCTCGATCAGAGTCACATCAAGACGATCTGCACCCGGCCGCAGCTGGCCTCGCAGACCTGTCCGTCGGCAGCCGTGTACGGCCAGGCAGAAGCGAAATCGCCTCTGCTCGACCGCAAGTTGAAGGGTCCGGTCTACCTGGTCGCCTCCAACGACAAATTGCCGAACCTGGTCGCCGACCTGCGCGGTCAGGTGAACATCCAGCTGCGCGGCGTCATCAGCTCCAAGCGAGGCGGTCTCAAGACCGTCTTCCCGGAAGTGCCTGACGTCCCGGTGAAGAAGTTCATCCTCAACATGCGGGGCGGCAAGAAGAGCCTGCTCGTCAACTCGACCAACACCTGCGCGAAGAAGCAGAAGGGCGTGTTGAACATCAAGGCTCAGAACGGCAAGAAGGTCAAGAACAACAAGTACGGGCTGAACATCAGCTCGTGCGGCGGCAAGAAGAAGAACAAGAAGTAG